GGGGTGCTCGATGGCACGGGGTGCTCGATGGCACGGGGTGCTCGATGGCACGGGGTGCTCGATGGCACGGGGTGCTCGATGGGTAACACGATGTTTTGTAAATCGTCAACTCTTTGACGATTAGAAGTTTACACGCTTTTTACGGCCGTGTAAACTTAATTAAACGAAATGACCCCGCAACCGGTTGAGGTTGCGGGGTGTTTCGAAGATGTGTAAGGGGGGGGGGTGGTTACATTAAACGAATTAGCAGCACAACGAAGACATACAATGTTGGCACACCATACACAACACAGATTGCTGCCATGAGAAGTTTTTCCGAATTTAAGAAGTTGATTATTCGTTTCATTTTTTGGCCTCCTTCCCTGCAAGGATGGCTTGTATCGCTTCCAGTTTGGAGGCGTCAAGCGTTGACGCCTCCAAACCGAATGCAGCGGCCAATTTTTCAGCCGCTTTCTTCTCTTTTGTTGCCTTTTCAGCCGCTTTGCGGGCGGCTGCACTTTCGGTAATTTTTTTAGTCATTATCTTTGTGAAGTCATCCTCGCTTGTCGGTTCGACCTCAACGGCTGCAAGGTCGTACTTTGATTGCAACTGGTTGATTTTTTCAACCAGTTGTGTAAATTTTTCGATGTAGTTTTTATAAATTGTTGGTACATCTTCTTCTTTGAGTGCACGCACCCGTGTAGTGCCACACACACCCGTACGGGCGGCTAATTCCCTGCCAGCAATACTCTTCAAATCCATGCTTGTGTAGTACCCGTCTTCATCCTTATTTGTGCTCTCTACTTTATAGAGAGCACACGCACCTTTGCGACTATATACACCCGCTACTTTCATTTTTGACGATGTTGTCACATTTTCAATTTCTTCACCCACGGCAAAGGCATTGCCACGAGTTTTGTCGGCCAACTGGTAGCCGTCTCTTAGTTCCTTTAACATTTTATTTTGATTGATTTTATTAAACTTTGCCGCAATCTTCAAACTGGGCGGCTTCCAGTTCACCCACCACGGGGCGGGCGGGCTTCCTCTGAAACCGATACAAAAGTAACACCTTTTATCCACGCATCCAAACTTTTTGACCACTTTAACACGGATTTAACATATGTACCAAAACAGCAAATATATGTTCACGTATGCAAATTTATCTATAATTGCACACTTTCCCAAACTTTGTGCAATTTGATAGCTTTCGGCAAATCATTGATATACAGATGTTTATGTATTTTGCATATACTAACACATTGATAATCACGTTATTACATACGTTTCTGCATATTCATACTTTTTAACACGCAATCGGCTGACTGATAGGCTGTTACGCTATTTTAACAGTCAAGTGGTCTGTTTCGATGGGGCTAACTCCTTGATTTTCAGCACTTTAACCCTTATGGGTGTTCCATATTTCCCAGCCTAATTTGCGATAACGTAATTTCAATTGCATTAATTTCTATTCCATTTTTTCAACCTGTTAGTCCACATGCTTTGAGGGTGTAAGTGCTTGTGTGTTAGCGACTTAGACCCCACCCCCCCCCTACACCGAGCGTATGGGTCCCATCACCCTCACACAAAAATTTTTTTTCAATTTTTCTGTATATTTTTTGTATATTTATACATAATCATACATATAGCTGATTATTAGCCACTTACAACTTCTCTAATTGTTAAATGTATTTAACAATTAAAATTTAGGGCACGTAAGCAGGTGATTTATAGCGTATTGCACAAATTGTACACAAAGAGTAGCTTGAAAAAAAGGTGCAGAAAAAATACCTTTGTACTTGTATATATATAGGAAAAACATTTTTTCGCGAAAAACGTCATTTTTGTGTAGTTTCTTTGCAAGTGTGTGATTAGCAACAAGTTAGTGTGTTCAAATTTTCAAGTGAAAATACATTTTATGTACATTTGAGCTACATTTTGGGTTAAAAAACGTGCAAAAAGCGGTAAAAATGGGGTTGTGATGCGGAGATAGAAAAGGTGCAAAAGGACATGACTGAGAGAGGTAAAAAAGTACTAATCAACGAGTTAAAAAAATTAATTTCAAAAAATCGGATAGAGGAGGTTCGTTCGGTTGAAAAAAGTGCGCGTCGAGTGGGGGAAGTTATTGATGTATTGCGTGATGCGTTGCGTTCTTCCACATTGGGGGTGTATAACGGTGCGGTGTATTGGTTCAGCGGTCGGATATACGAGAGGTTAGATGCTGGGATGCAGGGGCGTTCTGGTGAGTTTGGCGACATCATATATAAGTTGTTGTTGTATGTGAGCGGAGAGAGAGGGGACTTGATGCGATTGGAGACGGCCATAAGGATATGTTGGAGAGTAGTGGCGTCAAAGGAGTTGCGTTTGAGTAGAGACATTGTGGTGTTTAAGAATTGCGTGTTGAATGTTGAGAGCGGGACTACGTATCCGTTTTCGCCTAAGTTTGTGCAGTTTTACGCGATGGATTATGATTATGATCCTAACGCGAAAGGTCACATGTGGGATGAGTTTTTGGCGGAGGTGCTGCCTAACGAGTCGTATCGTCTTATATTGCAGGAGTTCATCGGTGCGCTGTTCATTGACCGTTCGAAGCTTAAGATTGAGAAAATGTTGATATTGAAGGGTTCGGGGTCGAACGGGAAGAGTGTAGTGTTCAGTGCGGTCACGGGGATACTTGGGCGCAGGAATGTGAGCAACTACGACATTGGTAAGCTTGTGAGTGGGAACGAGGCGAAGCAGAACATTGCGGATATGAACGGGAGGCGTTTGAACTACGCTTCGGAGACGAGGCGTTTCTCGCTGAATGGGGAGAGTGGAACGTTGAAGGCGTTGATTAGTGGAGAGCCGGTGGAGGCGCGCATGATATACTGCTCTCCATTCACAGCGTATGACATTCCGTTGATGATGATGAATGCGAATCAGATGCCGGACTTCGGGGATTGGTCGTATGGCATGCGCAGGCGTGTCATAGTGCTTCCGTTCACGGTGGAGATACCGGAGTGGAGACAGCGGAGGGATTTGCCGGACTTGCTTCGGGATGAGTACCCTTACATCTTCAATTGGGCGATGGAGGGGAGGCGCAGGCTCATTCGCAATGGTGGGCGTTTCACCGAGAACAGGGTCATAGAGCAGCTTATGGACGAGTTGCATGCGGAGAGTTCTTCGGTGCTTATGTTTATGCAGGCGAGGGGTTATGAGCGCCAGTCGCTGAATGAGAGTGATGCCGTGCCCGTGTGGACGGCTATGCGCGATTTGTATTCGGAGTATTGCTATTGGTGTGTGCGCTCTGATGAGTATGCGGAGGGGAAGCGTGTCTTCGCGAGGGTGCTTGAGGAGAACGGGTATAAGAGGCGCAGAGGGCAAGGCGGTGTTCAGTTCGCGCTATATGGCGAATTGGCGATGCGTGCGGAGCTTAAGCGCATTAAGCGCAAAGAGGAGTATGGCGATGCGAAAGAACCGCCAATGGACCCCACACTCGCGTTGAAGTGGAGGAATGATATGGTTAAGCAGGTTCAGTATGAGACCGGCTGGGGCGAGGTGTGCTTCGGCACGCGCGAGCTGCTTGACGCTGTGGGATTCAAATTCAACGTATTGTCGCAGATTAAGAACGGCAATCTTGACGGAATGTATCTAAAGAAGCACGACCAATACTTCTTTAATCTTGGTGCGGTGAATGCACAGTTTGTTCCAAAGTACAAGCAGTTCTTAAAAGGCGGTTCGGTTGCCATTGGGAGTAAAAAGTCTACATTGGACGAGATTAACGATATGATAAAAAAACAAAACGAGAGATTTAATTGAATTTTAAGATGAAAGGAATCAAGAAGTATTCGATTGCCGTAGATAATGGCGGCATCAAGAGTGAAATTAAGTGCAGCGTGTATGTAAGCGGAAAGCACGAGTGCTTGTCGCTTACGAACGGTGATGTGAGCATCGTGTTCAGGGACACCGCTCCTGCGTTTGCGGTCATGCTGTCGTATTTGGAGGGCGGACTTGAGGACTACGCGAGAGTGTATGCGCTGATGTTGCTGACGAGCGTCACCGCATTGCCCGACGAGCAGTTCGTGAATGACGTGTGCGCTTTTGGAGAGCGTTTGAACGGGCGTTTGAAGACCGAAATGAGCAAGGAGCTTACAGAAGACGAAAAAGGCGCGCTGCAGTATGTTGCGCGCGCCCAATCCGATGTGCTCGTTCCAGACAGATATGCGGAGCTTCTCAAAGAAGTGGCGAAGGAGACCTTTGCTGCAAAAGAGCGTACTCGTCAAGCGTTAGAGGATAAGCCCAGCAGCGACAGTTCGCATGATACGGAGGAAGGTCGATAGAGTCCTTGTGGAATCCCACGTAGGACTGGCAAAGGTCGCACGGATATGAAGAGCCGCGTCCCACTATCCAGCCAGCCACATGTGGAATATTGCGTTCGGCTTCGCGCCACGCCCACGACTCCATAGACTGTGCCAGCCGCTCAATAGAGCCTTGTGCGCTTATTATCTGCCCTCTCCCATACGATTTGCCATTGGATTGCAAGCGTGTGGCGAGAGGGCTTCTTTTGCGCGCTTCTTGGAATATGCTGTTTCCGTATGGGTTCTTTGCGTTGGAGCAGAACAGCCTTTCCAACCTATTGCGGTTGATGTCGAGGACGAGACCAGCAGCAATCCACGCTTCGGCTTCGTACTTGAAGCGGTCGGTGTATTTTGCGATGCGCTGCTTGGCGGTCAGTCCGAATTGTTCCTTGTTGATGATATCGCCAGCGGCAATGTGCGCTGCCGAGCCGTATTCGTCCTCAATGGTGTCGATTGCGAATTGCGCGTGGCGTTCCATCAGCATGAATATGGCGGTGCGCAGCTTTTGCAACGTGGCGTTCAGCCCATCAGCGTTGTGCATGTCAGAGAAGCGGAACTTTTCGGGCGCATATAGCCAGCCGTAGCCCATTTCAACCAGCTTGCTGAAGCATTGGCGAATTGCGGCACGGATAGCGGCACACAGCGCGGATTCGTCCTCAGTTCTGCGTTGCAGCAGTTGCTTCGCCCTCTGTTCCTTGCGGTTAAGTGTTTTCGCCATTGTTCAGTTCATACAGCAGGTCGGACTCCTGCTTCTTTTTATATTCAGAAATCAGTTTGTCGAACTCGTTGTTCTCGCCATATCCAGTGAGTTCAGAGCCAGTGGACACAGATAACAGACCAGCGTTGACGAGTTGGCATAGGTTGCTGACGAGTTCGGCTTGGTTTTGATGCACGTAAGGCTCAATCCATGAATAGACGCTCAGAGAAGCCATTTTCGTTGACATCTTGCGTTCTATGCCGTAGCCGAATTTGAACAGTCGTACAAGAGTGTCCACCGACTCGTCATATTCCTTGCTGTCGATTATCGCCTTGTCGATTGATGGAGAATAAATCAACTTTATTGCGACCCCCGGCAAGTCTCCCGACTTCACCTCTGGCGGTTGCACAGTGAACGAACCGAGGAAAATCATCTTTAACAGCGTTTCAAGCTGGAGTTTGAACGATTCGCTTCCATTGTCGTGTGCGAGATAGCTTACATCGTCATCCGTCCCCATGGTGATAGCTTTCACCGCTCCATACATGTCGCCCTTAATCTCCACATCATCGCCTTTAAGCAGCATGATAGGAAAAGCGTATGCCATATTGTTTTGGCAAAGGTGCGACACCGCAAGTTCATATTTGTCTATGCTATCTTGAGCTGGGCTCCAGCACGGCCCATTATCATCACGCTGGTACACGATAGGTACTTCATCGAATTGGTGCGGTGTAGGGTCGCCATCGGGGACGAAACCCTCAAGGCCGAAAAAGTTCTTGAGCTTTGAGACCGCCCCGTCAAATCCCTGCATTGACTGCTTGAAGCGCTGGTAGTTCTTATCGTCCCATACCTCAACCCACGACACCGAGCGTTCTCCGTCAGCGTCATAGTCGTAGTATTGGCGTGCGAACATGTCAAGTTTGCCGTTGATGCTGTTGTAGTGCGGGAACAGCGTATCACCGTTACCGAATGTGAGGCATTTCCACCCTATCTTTCCATTATCCATATAGAAAGCGATTGCGCCATCACCAGTGGTCTTTACAGATGCCGCAAGACGATAGAATGCAAGTTCCATATTCTTGTCGAGCCACCCTTTGCGAAGTTCAAGTAGTAGTTTGCGCTCATCTTCAGAATTGTGTGTGCCCGTCAGTTCGTGATGAATGTCGTTGCCACAAAGGTGAACCAGTTGTTGCGCAGCGATAATCTGCTGAAAAGGGAAAGACGCGCGGAACACATGCTCCTTGTAGTAACGCCCCGTCTGTTCATCGTATTTTACCTTGTCGGGGTAATACACGCTTGAGTTGATTTTGTGACCCGTTGGATAAAGTTCCTTTCGGAACTCCTCTTGCGGAATTATGTCGTAGAGTTCTTGCGTGTGCCGAGGCGGCAGGAACTCTATCGTGCTTGTCTTTGCATGCTCCCACACGCGAGGGTTAATGCGTGTGAAAGGCTTTTTGGTGAGTATATCTTTAATGTTGCTCATAATAAACCTAAACCTTTAATACTACGTCTTTTTTTCTTTATGATGAAAACCATGCCCATCAGCATGGCTTCTATGAAGTCAGGAGAATGACCTACAAGCCGTTTCATAACGGCCTTTTTCGGAAGTGCGAAGCCGTGTGAGGTGTTGTTAGGGTCGGCACGCAGCACCTTTCGCTCGTTCAATAGAATGTCGCGTAAACGCAGCCTTTCATAGCCGTGGCCGGAATACTTGTTGTCGAGCAGCTGCGGATTAATTGACAGCTCACCGTCGACTATCTTGTTTGCGAACACGTATGCGGCCTGCGATTTTAAGTTGGCGTACACGAATTTCATCTTTGGCTCAACCGCTTCATTGTTGATAAAAGGCACGGCCCTTGGGAAGAATCCGCGGAACAGCTGGCCGAGGCCGTTCAAGTCGTAAGTCATATCCTCTTCCGCAACGCCCCACTCTTCCAATTTCCCCTTTACTGCGGTCACTGTGGCCTTGGCATTCATGCGTGTAACATATATGTCCTTTATATAGTTCATGTCGCTGCCTTGCCATAGGACAAGAACGAGGTTGTCGCCACCCTCCACGGCAATATCGCAAGACGCATACAGACGGCCAGCAGGCTGTGGCACAGCCTTGTTATACAGCTGTTCCATATGCTTGAACTTAACCAGCTCATCGCCAACCTCTTTGTATTTCCAATTACCATCGAGGTCTCGCGCACGTTCCTCCTCAGAGCGGTTTGCAAGTGTGCCGAGATATTCTGGTGAAGAGCGTAGCAATTGTTTATTGTCGTACACAGACGAATGGATAAAGCACACCGATTTTATGAACAGCTCCTTCGCATCGCCAAACTCGTTGTACTCGTCTTTCCAATACCGCTTTATAGTGCCGCGGCATTTCTCATATACCTCATCGCGAGTATCGCCCCAAATGATGCCTGACACATCGTCACCGTCCATGAAGCAGTAGCGCATCTTTCCGTCACGCTCCTTCATCGGATAGCCGTCATCATCAATCCACCAATCAATGAACCGCGCCACCCAACTCTCTGGGTCGGGGTTGCACGTGCCGATAAAACGGTTGCGCAAGAACCCAGTATTTCGATTGTCAGTGAGGAGATATTTGAATTTGCGGTATTCAATCTGCGTGATTTCGTCCACGGCAATGTAGGCGAACTGCTTGCCTTGAAATCTTGTGACGAAATCATCGTATCCGCCAGCGTAGAATGAGAACTTAAGAGTTCCGCCATTATAGAAGTTCCATGTCATGTCTCCCTTTGAGCGGTTGTATTCGCCAAACTCACCGAACACAGACTGGGAGGTGTCGACCAAATCCGAAAGATCGTCCACGGCATTACGGCATATGATGCCTTTAAACTTAGGCGAATACACATCGTTCAACGCTTCAAGCAGAATGGAGAATGACTTTCCACCGCCACGAGCACCGCCAAATATGGTGATGTCGGCCTGCGAGCAAAGCAGACGCTCCTGCGCACCGTCTTGAGATATTATTTTGGTGCTGTCGGGGTGCTTGTTGTCGGCATCGCGCAACGTCACCACATCATCATGAGAAATGATGGGCAGGCCATTCGTAGCTGATTGATATGCAGTAGAGTAAAGCATTCTAAACGGGAAATTTACACTTGTTAGCAAAGATAGTTAATTTTGTGTTGTTTTTATAAATAAGTATTAATATATTTGCAGTTGATAAAGTGTTTTTAGCTTATTGATAAACAGTTAGCTTTTACACAGCATCAACTTGTTGTTAAATAGTATTAATATAATGGAAGCAGAAAAAATCTTATCCACCATTACGGAGAAGTTAGGACAAACCAGCCTATCCGACAGGACTATTCAAAAGTACATAGAGCTAAATCCCATTGCCGAGGGCGAAGAGCCGTCTGATGACTATTTCAACTCAGCGGTATCGTTTCTGTCAGAGCTTGGAGGCCAGTACAACCACGACATTGCGGTGAAAGTCAAAGACCTTAAAGCGCAATTTGCTCCAGCCAGCAACACAGAGGGCGCGAGTACGGTTAAGAAGGCCGAGCCTGTGGATGACAAGTACAACAATGTGCTTAAAGAGCTTCAAGAGTTGAAAGAGAAAATCAGCGACAATGAGAGAAACAGGGCGCAAGCGGAAATAAAGGCGAATGTCATAGCCGTAATGCGCGCAAAGAACGCCACAGACGAGTACGTGCTTAAAAACACCCTCAAGGGCGTGACTTTTGATGACAGCAAGACAATAGACGAACTTGCAGAGACTTACCTAAAAGAGTATGACAAGGAATTTGCGGAAGCGCGTGGAGCTGGAGCACAGCCGCGCACCTCAAATGGAGGCAAGGGCCTTACCGCAGCCGATGCATACTTCAAGAGCAAGGCGAAGCGAGAAGGTTGGGATTCTAAACAGTAAAATATTATGAGTACAGGCAACACTTTTGACAAAAAGACATTCACCTACGGCCACGCTCGCAAAGTGTGGCGTTCGGTGCGTCATGTGTACCCCGCAGGTGGAACAATCAAGAACGTGTCGGACTTCGTGGCTGCTGGCATCATCAAGGCCGGCACACCCGTAAAGTTCGATAGTGCAAACCACGAAATCACAGTTTACAAGGACAGCGAGCTTACTTCTGACAACGCTGCAAAGCTTGCCGTCAACGGCTATCTGCAGGAGGACGTGGTGATTTCAAGCGCAAATACTGTGGCAAGTGGCACAGTGGTTTACGCAGGAGAGATTTATTCGTATGCATTCACAAGCGCAATTGCAACGGTGCTGAAAGGCCTTACCTCCACACCGCAAATTGTGTTTGTGGACTAACCATTAAAAGACAAACAGAATGAATACACTTCCATTAGATTTATACAAGCTTATTGAGTTTGGCCTTGGCGGTGAGAGCTGGCAGGGTTTCGTAGACCATTACGCAGAGAAATACGACAACGTGCAGATTGACGGATTCTCGTTTGCTCCCGTGCAGTTGAGTTACACATTCCAGCAGCTAATCGCCAGCACAGGCGCAGCCACACTCCCTGCATACGTAGACCCCGAGTCGCCTGGTTATGAGGCAGCACTTCGCACCATCACTGGCACAAGCGATAACATTCCCACACAGAAGAAGTATTATCGCATGAACCGTGTGATTCTGCAAGATAAGCTGCAACTCATCCAGCGCATCGGCCAAGCCGCCCTTGATAACGAGATGCAGAACGCATTCATCGGCCTGCTTGACGAGAGCACAGACGGCCTTATTAAGGCTTATTACAACGCTCTCACCAACCAGCGCATGCGCATCGTTTCGACCGGAAAGTTTGTAATCGACACCACAAACAATCCGCGCGGTCTGAAAGGCATCACCATTGAGTTTGGCATTCCGGCAAACCACTTTGACACCCTCACCACAACTTCGCGCTTCTGGACAGCAGCTGTTCACACCAACGCAAACGAGGGCAGCGCGTCAGACCCAATCAAGTACATGCGTGACAGAATCAAGGCAATCCGCCGCACATTCCATTACTATGGTCCTCTGCACATTGAGATGGCTCAAGACCTTTATGACGACCTGCTCACTCACAGCAAGGTGCTTTCTCGTATCGGTTATGCGCTCTATCCCCAGTCGGCCAGCGACACCGCAGCTCAAGGCGCTGCACAGAACCTTGGTGATGACGCACTGAAGGCTCAGTTCAGCCGTCTTGTGGGTGCGGACATCGTTCCGCGTGACTCGTATGCCTACGTTGACGCACCCAGCGCAGCAGAGAACGACATTGTAACCACCATGATTGAGAACTTCGAGCCTAAGAACATAGCGTTTGTTCCCGATGGCGAGATAGGCAAGATTATGGGTGTGTCGCCCCTTACGCTTGGCTATGATGCCGACAAGGTGGCACGTTACAACGACAACAGACTTGTGCTTACACAGCGCGCCAATCCAGAGACCCATTCGATATACATCGAGTCGGAAGCCGCACAGATTTGCGTACCGAGCATGCCGCAGGCAATGTTCATAAGCACTGTGACCGCCTAACAGTTTATAGCCATGACGATAGAGGAGTATTTAAGAGGCCTTGTCTGCTACGACATACCCGACAACACGTTAAGTGCGATATTGTTCAAGCGCAACGTAATCGCTGGATTTGATGTTGGTGACTTGGAGGAGCGTGACCGCGACCTTTGCCTTGCGGAGGTGTATATGTGGTGCGCCACCACGCCAAGCGCCAAGAACAACACAGAGGACGCTGACGGCAATTGGAAGCACGTGGAGGGCGGCTGGCAGACTTCGGCCTATGACAAACGCCAAATGCGCGCCATGGCAAAAGAACTGTTTGACAAATGGGGAGAAAACTCCACAGCGATTAAGAAGATAACGTTGATAAATCTATGAAGGTATATAATCCGAGACACCCCCACATGTGTATCGTGTATCGCATAACGGGAGAAACCCCGTTTGCCGATGGCGAGCGTGTGGTGCTGTATGAAGGCATATGCCGAAAGTACACCACAAGGGCGTCGAGGACTTCAAACATCACCTATAACAGCCAATACACGCTATCGATACCAGCGTGCGTAAAAGCGAGGGCTGGCGATGTGGTGGAGGTTGATGACAATATAGGACACTTTGAAGGTACGGTCACAGAGGTCAACGCAGGAAATTTCGGAACGGACATATATTGGAACAATGCCAAGCACTGATAGCGAAAGAAGGAACAAAGCCGCACTTGACGCAGGATTCAAGAGGGCAAAGCAGCTGATTGCCGAACACGTGGGCAAACGGTTGCAAAGCCTTTCGCAGTTCATCACGCAAGCGGCATACAACTCAACAGGCTTCCAAAGCTTTACGGGCAATGCGGAGAATGCCATAGCTGCCGTCACATATGCGAATCAAACGCTTGTTGGGGTCGCACACCCGAGCAGCAGGACACCACTTAGACTTAAAATTCAGCGTGGAGAGCACGTGCATCTTAAAACCCCCATGGAGGGTGCGGAGCGCACCGTGCATGGAGCAGTTGAGATTGTGGTGCCGGATGTCATGCAAGGTGTTACTGCAATTGCGGCAATGCCTGTGGTTAGTGACTTCAAACCGATGACGAGCACTCGTTTCATCTACGCCATTGAATATGGAACAGGCGAAAAGACGAGCACGCCATTGCGTCTGATGCATAGTTTCGCAAGCAGGTTGAATCAAACAGACCTTGGATAGTCATGGGCAGAGAGATAGACATATTGACGATAGAAAAAGCCATTTATGAGGCCTTTAAACAGGTGAGTGAGCATGTGTTCATCAACAACGCGCCACGTGCCACGGCAGAGCAGATGACCGATTATATCGTGATAGAGGTTGGGAACAACATCACTTTCGAGGGTACATACAAGAAAGCGTATGCCGATTTTTATCTGTATGTCCGTCAGAAAAAGAGCGATATGGACGATGTGCCGCGCAACAACACGCTCTTTAACAAGCTGCTGTCAATGATTCCGTTCGTCACCGACACTTTCTCCATTATAACACCAACGGTGAACATAGGCGGACGTGAGGGAAACTTCTCCGTCAACGCGGTTAGGTGCAATCTTATAATCAAATAGTAACATACAAAAAACAATAAATTATGGCAGAAACAGCATTAGCAATCACAAAGAAGCTGGGCGACATCAAGACCCTTTTCAACAAGATTGACGAGGTGTATTTCTTCAAAACGCCCAATCAGTTGCCGTCGGCAGTAAAGACCGCGGACTTTGAGTGCCCCGTGGGCAGTGACGGTGTCACCTTCAACACCGGTGACCCCAGCATCACACGATACAAACTGACCACTGGCGAGACATGGACTTCACTTTCCACTGCTGGCGACTGTGACATTTCGTTCGCAATCGCATCGGTAGACGGAGAGGTGAACGACACTTTCTTGAACAAGGAAACAGCAGACTCTGTGGAACTCGGTGCAACAGTGGACGGTAAATCGTACAGCGGTTTGGGCTACAACCTTGAGCCTAAGAAAGTTGTTGGCGGACTTCTGATGTGCTCAGAGGACAAGCAGGTGGTTATCTACCTTCCCACAGTGGAGATGTATTCATCGCTTCACGTGGAGGACGGCAAACCAATGTACCACCAGATAGCTTGCACACCGCTGGCAAGCACCGCTGACGGAGCGACAATCTATTTCCTTAAGGCTGGCCCATAAAGCGGCACTTTCTTCTTCAATATATAGCCAAGGGTGGCGGGCTTTGTTGGGCCGTCACCCTTTATTAATTAAAGCGATATGGCAAAGATTAAAAGACAAGTCAACAACGAAGAGCAACAGAAGCTCAACAACATAGTGGATAACGCGCCCACGACAGTAAAGCTGCGCGGCAAAGGGATAGCCATATATTGGCTTAGGCGTGAAACATTGCGCGAGATGAGCAGCGTCATGCTATCCGATGGTGATGAGAGTATGATTTCGTGCAAGTGTGTGGCACTTATAGTGCTGAACGGATTTTGGCGCATAAAGCTGTTCTATTGGCTTTTGTGGCGGTGGTTTTTTTTCGTGCAGCAGTATTACGATGAGGAGCTGGCTCCCATTATCTTGGAAGCTAAAAAAAAAGTGCCGCTGGAGAGCTACTTGACGAATACCATATTGCTGACAGGAATGAAGGATACGATGATGACGATGACAAGGAGCGAAGCAGAACGTATCCGTCAAGAACTTTCTACGGCACAGCAGGGGCAATAGCGGAGAAAATGCCGTGGTTGATGCAGCCGAGGACATTTCTTTTCGGGCTGATACGCGTGGAAGCGTGGGGTTGGCGTTGGGGCTACACGGCAGCACAGATAGAGCTGATGGCGGCAGACAGACCGATTGTGGTGTACACCAACGGCAAGCCTCCGAAGCCCACGGCAAAGGCGTTGAATGCGGCTGCTGAGAAGTGGGAGAAAAAGTATGGTCATGGAGAGAAAGTGGATTTAAGTGCAATATTAAACAGTGATAGAAAATGGCAAAGTTAGGCGACTTATATTTTGACGTGTTGCTCCGCGACATGACGGACGACCAAATAAAGAATATTGCTGACAAACTAAAAAGGGGGTCGGTTAAATTAAATTTCGACCGAGAGTATTTTGTCGCAAATATCCGTGAAGCGTTGAAAAATCAAACGTTCGGCATAAAGGTGGTGGTGAACAAAGCCGAGGCGGCAGATGCGGTTCGGGCCGCACTGCAAAAGGCTGCGCTAAGCAAACTGACATACACACCTCAAGACGCAAGACGGGATAAAGTAACTGCTTATAATGCTGTTCAGGAGCAGAAAAAAGCCACAGAAACAGCAAGGACTGCCGCTGCGGAAGCCAAAGCCGCATTGGCTGCGGAGCGTTTAGCCAAGGCAAGGAACACGGAAACAGGGGCAACGAACAATGCTACAACGGCAAACAAAAAGCTCGCTATGTCGCACACACAGGTGGCTACAGAATCGAAGAAATCGTCTGGTTTCATGACTTCACTGATGAACATGGCTCGCAACTATACGGGTGCGTTTGGTCTCGTGTCATTTCTAAGGCAACTTGTTCAAATACGCGGTGAGTTTGAGCGTCAGCAGGTCGCATTGGAATCCATCATGCAGAGTGCGGCTCAGAGCCGCACTCTGTTCTCGGACTTTCAGTCGATGGCCGTAAAGTCACCATATCAGTTCAGTGAGATTTTACAATACGCAAAACAACTTGCAGCATTTCAAATCCCAAACCGTGAACTATATGACACCACAAAGAAACTTGCTGATCTCTCATCTGGCCTTGGCGTTGATATGAGCCGTGTGATATTGGCGTATGGACAGGTACGAAGTGCTGCATATCTGCGAGGACAAGAGCTGCGTCAGTTTACCGAGGCTGGCATTCCTATGGTGCAGAAACTTGCCGACAAGTTCACACAACTTGAAGGCCGTGTGGTTGGTGCTGGTGAGGTTATAGACCGCATCAGCCAGCGTGGCGTATCATTTGACATGGTAAAAAGCGTGATTGACGATATGACAAACGAAGGCGGCAAATTCTATGACATGCAGGAAAAGCAGGCACAGACTCTTTACGGCAAAGTCAGCAACTTAGGCGACGCATGGCAAATTATGCTTAACCACCTTGGCGAATCGACCGACACGCTGCTTAAAGCACCTATAGAAGCCGTTACCGCTGCAATGAACCACTGGGAAGCCACCATCAGAACCATAGTGGGGCTGCTGGCTGCGAACAGTATGCGCAAGTGGTTTGTGGATGGCAACGCAAGAATCATGTCAAATGGCGCAGACGAATTCTTTGCAAACGCACGTTCAAGCCGCCAGCAGGCATTGATGAGCTATTATTTTGGCGGAGGCGCTAAAGTGCCCAATATGAAGCAATACACTTACCAGCTTGCGACCACCGCAGCAAAAGAGGGCCAACTGACGCAGGCTATGGCCAATAGGTTGTATGTGACTGGTAAATTGGAAAAGGAGCAACTTATTGCGTTGTCAACAGCAAACAATTGGGACGCAGCGGTTACAAAGCATGTAACGGGCATGAATCGCTGGACAATATTGTTAAATAGGGCTAAGCTTTCCTTTAGAGGTTTAGGCGCAAGTATGGTATCTGCGTTCACAGGTGTTTTGCCTGCGCTCGCAATTGGATTGGTTGCTGATTTTTTGATAAAAATAGTACAAGCACATCAAGAAATCAGCAAATTCAATGACGAGGTACATGACGCAGCTAAGAACGCCAACGATGACCTTAAAACATTCTTTAAGCAGAATGACGAAGCTCTTGACTTCGTGGTTAATGCAAAAGTAGATGTCAATGAGGGTGATGTGCGCAGCGCATGGGATAAAATCAAGGAGCAGTTAGAAAACCTATCGAATGGTGACTCCATAGTTGCAAAGCTTACAACCGAAGAAGATATGCAAAAGCGTGTGCAAGATGGTTACAATTACCTAAAGATGGTTCAAAACGTGCGCGAAAATATTGCAAATTTGCAAACCACACTGAAATACACACAAGTCTTGGCATATGGGGTGTTTGGTGAGGGAGCACAAACCGACTTAGCAGACTATGAGGACTATCTAAAAAAAGTAAGAGACGCAGCAAAAGAACTGCATATGACCAAAAACCAATTTGTTGACACGTATCACGACTACAAAAATAGCAACTTAGATAACTTCTCAGACTACAACAACGACATAAGTTGGATGCTCGCGTCAAGGGAAGAAGCCATCAAAGAAATTGAAAAATCATTAAAGTCGTCATTAATCCCAGCACTCGATGAAATCAGAGAAAAAGGGATAAAGACTCCAGAAGCCATGCTTGCCGCATATCAGCAGTTGATGCCACAAATCTTTGATGGCGTTCAAGCCACATCTGTTGACGCTAAAGAACTCATTGAAGCCGAAGCGGCAGACATGATGAAGCAGTTCGGTGCATCATGGGAGGACATCGTTTATAGCAGTGCAGCGACCACAAGCGACTTTATCACGCGAATGAAAAATGAAGCGCGCAGAGAGAATGTAGACCTCAACCAACTCATTCTCAATAACGATACGCAACGTTTACAGGAGATTGCGAGCCGCACACTTAACAATGCCAATGATGTAACACGCAAGACTTATGAAATGTTCAAAACTATGGTTGGCAACATTTCACGACTGAAGGCTACCATTCAAGTAAACTTAGACGTGAATGGCGATAAAGGTATTCTACAGTCTTGGGTGTCTGACCAGTACAAGCGTAACAACAAGTCTGACGGGAAAGGCCCTCTATTGAACATGCAGCAACGTTACGGCAAATATGCCGACACGGGGACACGAAGCTATGCGGAGCAGCAACAGTACTTGCAGCAGCAATACAAAGCCTATAAAGAGTCACTTGCCAATGTAAACAAGATGCTAAAAACGGTTAAAAAAACCGACACTTCGTATGGCGGGCTCCAAAAGCAGAGACGCGCGTTGGAAAACTCAATCCAAAACGCGAAGAATTTTGCAGCAGATACGGGTTTTAGTCTGATAAGCGATGCGGACAAGAAGAAAGCCAACGCGAGTGGTAATAAGAGCACAAATAAGAATCGTACAGGTGATAAAACTGACAATATTGCCAATAATTTGAAACAGCAATACACCGAGTACAAAAATGCCATCCAGCAGGTGCAGGACATGAACGCCAAATTTGGGCGCACGAGAACAAAACAAATAATCAAAGACCTTGATTTGTTCTCCAATCTTAACAGGCAGCTCATTGAGACATATGTGCGTAAAGGGCCAGCCGCGCTCGCAGAACATTTCATAAAAAAGCTTGGAGGCAGGAACACGAAAGAGGCCAACCAGCTCAGACAGACGCTGCGCAAAGACAGAGAGTCATCGTTTCTTAAAGACCTCACAAGTTGGATGGAAAGTCAGCTGGCATCGCTAAAATCACTTATAAAGGTGACTGATGAAACGTGGAAGACATACGATAGTTTGCTCTCTCAAACGGGTGACGAGAACTTTTCGTCATTGTTCTCGTTTGGAAAGATGCCGCAGCTGTTCACTTCTGCACGCCAAGAGAGGATAAACATTTTTGACACCACAATGAGCGAACTTGGCGTGCGAGGTTCATACGGCTCTATGAGCAAATTGACTGCTAAAGAGACAGAGAGCCGATATGGAAAAGCCGTTGCTGAAATATTCAAGAGCCTAAAGGAAAGCATCAGCAAAGAGAGTGAAGACCTTGTGAACACTATGGCAAAAGCCATTAATGACGGAATGAGTATCTCCGATAAAATTCATCTGAAGCAGAGCGAAATGGCGGCATTCAGAAAGAAGTGGTTTGAGCAATACGGTAAAGGTGTTTTCGGCTCGCCCGAGGTCAAAGATGTGCTGCTTAACGGCTCGCTTTCCGACATAGGCAACACAACGGGCAAAATGCTGCTTGACGGAAGCCAAAAGAACGCGCTGCAAGGCTTAATGGCCGTGATTGCACAGTTTATTAAGGAGATAGACGAACTGAACGACAGCCTGCTTGACACCTCAGACACTTGGAAGAAGCTGTTTGAGGACTTCTCCAGCAAAGGTTATCGCGAGTTGGTTCAGCAACGTGATAACGTTAGAGATGCGATGAATAGCCACACGCTTGGACAAGACGGCAAATATCATTCTAATAACAAAGGGCTGCCCACGTTGTCCGCAGGCGAATACACCAAGCTCACAAAGCAGTATAACAGTATCGAAAAAGAGGTTGGAGACCAAAATCCCTTTGAGAGATTAAAGAAGGGAGGAAAGGGTGCTGTGGACGCACTGCGTGCTATTACCCAAGCCGCCTCTGATGCTGGTTCTGCATTTAGCGCAATGGCGAGTGCAATGGGTGATGATGCGACAGCTGACACTGTTGGTTTCGTTAACGACCTTGCCAACGGGTTGACCGATGTGGCAGCAGGCTTTGCTGAAATGAGCAGCGGCAATCCAATGGGCGTGTTTACCGCTGCAAAAGGCTTGTTCAGTTCGATAACAGCATTCTTCAACTTCCACGACAAGAAGATGGAGCGCATCATAAAAAACAGCCAACGCAGGACAAAGGTATTGGAGAACACATACAGCCAAGTAACAAAAGCGATAGAGCGTTCGCTTGGAGGTGCGTATTCCCTTGCGAACGGCACTGGAAAAGTGTATGAGCAGCAGCTGGACAACCTCAAAAACCAGCTTAAAGAACTTGAGACGCAGCGTCAAGCCGAGGACGACAAAAAGAACACCGACCAAGATAAGCTCATTGACTACGATAAACAGATTGCCGACCTAAACGACCAAATAAAGCACTTTGCGGAGGACACTCTGAAAGAGCTAATGGACGTGGATTTGAAGTCGTGGGCCGACCAGATAAGTGAGGCGCTGACAAACGCTTTTGTAGATGGTGAGGACGCAGCAAGAACCTTTAACGACACTGTGGCAAGCATCATTAAAAGCCTCACAAGCAAGATGATTTCGCTGTATGTAATACAGCCGCTATTTGAAAAGGTCAAGGACTACTTGTTTGGTACAAACGGAGCTTTCAGTACAGACAAGAAGTTGACAGAGGACGAGATACCCGGCCTCATTCAAGCACTGATGACCGTTAAGGACGGAATAAACTCCGCTGAAGAACTTTACAAGGTGATAGAAGCCGCTGCGGAACAAGCAGGCATAGACTTAAAAGGTTCGTCAAGCAGCAATCTCGGTAAAGGCATACAGAGCATCACAGAGAACACTGCGGACTTGCTTGCAAGCTATCTGAATGCCATTCGTGCAGATGTGAGCATGATACGGCAGTTACAACAAGGAATGAACGGAGCATCGGCACTATTACAATCGCAGCTGCAACAACTGACATCAATAGCACAAAACACGCTGCGCAATGCGGAGGCGGCTGACGAGATTGTATCGTTCCTCAACGCAATCACATACGCAGGGACAAAGGGCAGAACATTAAGAGTATAGAACATGAGCAAAAGCAGTGAATTGAAAAAGCAGGCCATTGGGCTGGGATTGTGTGCCCAATGGCAGGGCGAGTGGGGGAATCCGACAGACGCCCAACTTATCGACAAGTACGTGCGTGGCATTGACTTCGCGATAAAGAACGATTGGCGGAGCGTGGAATACATCAAAAGCCATTTTGATGCTCCACTGCTACACGAGAAAGGCGTGTGGTGTGATGAAGAGGTGAAGACGCCAAAGCGCAAAATCATGGTGTTGAACGGACATTGCACGGGTAAAATCGTGTTTAGCGGTTTTGAGGTCGCTTCCGTGTACGTTAGGCATACCAGCAATATCACGATAGAGGCTCGAAATTTCGCGCGTGTGAGCGTTTCTGTGCTTGACGGAGCAACGGTCAGCGTCATCGGAAATAGTGTCTCAAAAGCCTTTATTTATCCCTATGGAAATGAGTCAATGGTAAAGGTCGAGGGGAATGTGGTTTTGCGTCAAAGGCGTGAATTTTCAGAACTTTAACTATTGTTTCGATAATTAAAAATATGTATTTTTGTGAAAAATCTTAGTTTATGTTCACACTTGGCGATACCATATTACAGAAGCAGCGCACCGATAGCTACACTTCAGCGAGCGGAAAAGTCGTTGATGCCAATCCTCATTACCTTAATGAATGGGGGCTGAAACTGCTCGAACGCACGCAAAAGTTATGTGGTGACGCCAAAGATTTGTATAAAAACACTTGGTATGACGAGGACGGGGACGATGAGTATGTCCCCGATGAACTACCAGTTGGTTCGTACGATTTGGAGCTGACTATCGGAGCAAAAAGCGGAGCGGATAAAATCCGTGACTTTATAGACTACCTACGCTTAGGAGGGTCATTTAATGTCTACTTCTCTGACAGTGACGATTATTGCGCAGGGGTGCGGTACGAGTCAGTGGAAACCACCGCATTTAAGTTCCGCCAAAGCGTGCGCATCAACGGCAAAGACACCACCGAAGACTTGCTTGTGTTTAAGGTTAAACTCAAAGTGAACGAACCCACGACAAAGGTTTCCATAACGTATCAGCATAATGGGAACGAAATGATATGGGACGAAGACAAGAGCCTATGGTACTGCAATGACGATGGCGTAAAGAATTATGTTAACCCCAACTATGCCAAGCTGCAATGAGCGAGTTCAAGATAACAGATAGCACAGGAAAGACGCTTAGGGCGGTTGCAAAGAGCGTTGAGTACAATGGCACATTTCTCGGAGAGAGTTATGTGACATGCACTGTTGACACAGCAGAGGAAATCAATTGGCAGATTGGCGATAAGGTTAAAGTCGGCAATGACGAGTATGTTCTGAACACTTTGCCAACCTTGACACGCAATGCACGCAGTGGAAGCTATGGCAACGCAATAGAGTACCGTGATGTCAAGTTCGATTCGCTTGCATATGAGTTGCGCAACTGCCGTTTCCTTGACTTCGTGCTTTCCGACAACAAGCTGCACTTTACAGCACTCCCAAACGTATCATTCGTTTGCGAAAGGGTAGAGGAATTTGCATACCGATTACAAGTAAACCTCGACCGCCTTTATGGCCAGGGCAAATGGCTTGTGGGCGTGTACAGCGCGACACAGAGCGAAGGCTCACTGAAAAATGGCAAGCTTACCATCCATACAGACGGGAACGACCCCATCACATACATAAACACAGTGTATGCGAACGGATACGAGACCATTGCGACTGATGGCGGTGCGGACAATAAGATGCAGTTCAGCAATGGGGCATTGTTGTTGTCATACACTGAAAGGAATGGTTACTTTATTAAAACACGCACTCTTTCGTTTAGCAATGTAAGTTGCTGGGACGCCTTGGCACAATTCAGCAACGAGACAGGCGTAAACTTTATGGTGCGAGGCCGAAAGGTGATACTCGGCTACCGATGGGAGGGTGAAGTGACAGACCTTGAATATGGCAAAGGCAACGGCCTTGTGAGCCTTGAAAGGAACGCAGTCAGCGACCAGCAGATAGTGACACGGCTGAGGGCGTATGGCAACACACGCAATTTGGCATACAGATACTACAACTACGTATGGGCGCACGGCAGCGGAGACAGCATGGAATTTATGCACAAGCGCATAGACTCCGATAAAGAGAGTTGGCGCTGCATTGATATTGATGCGGACGGGAAGATAGTGGCCGGATATGACAATGGTACTGCGGCTGTGACAAGCGGCTGCACACGGTGGTATAGGATAGTGAACAGCGGCATGTATGTGCCAAATCTAATGCTTCCCGACTTTCGCAAGAACTCGTATGCGATTAACAAGGCCGCAATAGACGAGGGAACGGAACCCGTATTCACCGACTTTGACGCATGGATAGACAGCAACAATAAGACACTACTCGGCATCAAAGAAGGTTGCGTGTTTTTCGATGGCAGCGACAGCAACCTTGAGGATATTTATCCGTCACTTACGGGCATGTTGAATCAGAACTTGTATGATGCACTGACAGTGGCAGAGAGGGCAGCACAGAACATCAAACCAGACAACACGGACGGCTGGCATAGCGGTGCGATAGACCGCATAAGCGATTGCACCGCAACTACTGGTGATGGTTGGAGTGGTATCATTCCAGAGGACACCAAAACTTCGCCAACGTTCACAATATACATTCCAAATCCCGCTTTCAACCCAGGCGACACGGAACTGAAGAGCGATGATACTCCAAAAGTGAACATGCTTGACGGTGCGTGTGCCGGCCGTGAATTTGAAATCAACGGAGTTCAGAGAGTGCACAAAAACGCTTCGGGAGCATGGGAAATAGTGGGCGAAGGCGAGTACAACAACCCCACGAACGGCTGGTGGTATGCGCTAACATGCAACGCTATTTCCGATGACTCGATTGGACAGTACTTCCCAAACGCCAACTATCAGATTAAAGCCAACGACCAATTCGTGCTTACTGGAATAATGATGCCAGATGTATATGTGAGAGTGGCAGAGCAGAGACTCGAAAGCGTTGCTAACACTTGGTTAAGTGAAAACGACCACACGCAGTACAACTATGCACCAAAGGTTAACAACATCTATATGGCACAAAACCCAGACAAGGCGGAAGCGCTGCGTGAGGGGAGTAAAGTACGGGTTTACGACAAAGGTCTTGGCATAGACGAGGACATAACCATAAGTGCGGTTCGCATTAAATATGGCGGTCAGATACCAGAGTATGAGATTACTCTAAGCGACAACCAAGAGGCGACATTGGCTCAAAAGGTGGCGAGTGAGGTCAATCAAAAGTTCAGCCAATACTTCTACTATGGCGGTGGCGGAGGCAGCGTGACCGCAAACAGCGTGCTAAACAAGTATCTGAAAGTGATGACCGACATTAACGGAAAGGTGTATCTGCTAAGCACTGTGGACTTTGCCTCGGAGCGAGACATAACGGCATATATGGTTGTTAATCCAGCGAAAGACGAGGAGAAGCCAGCTGAGACCGACACGAACGGCTTCTATGACGACACAACGCTTGACGCGGACGGAAACACCAAAGCGCAAGACGATTTCACCACAACACGGAATTTAGCCGTTACAGGAGGCCATAACATATCGTGGTGCTCTGGTAACGATGGAATCTTCGTAGGGTATTTCAGTGACGGCACAATGGCGGTGTATAAGCCTACTGACGGAGACGGGGAACAGCTTGTGACACTCTACGATACAGTTACCTATGTTCGCATGGCGATGGCTACGGACAACGTGGATAACTGCTATATCAAGGACAACACCGACAATAAATATATTTGGAAAGGAAAGAACGTGAAATGAGCATAGGCAGCGATAACATATCAGTCAAAGAGATTGCAAAGATGCTTGGCGAAAAGGAGACGCTGAAGCATATATGCAACAGCGCAGCGGTCAACAAATGGTCGTGGCGCAAGCCTATGCAATATCCATATGCGTGTTTTGACTTGGCTGACGGAGAGATTAAAAAGGCGGATGACGGACTTGATCTTTCCGAAAAGGTTCAAAAAGGCATTTATGCTGCCGTGGCCAACGGTGGAGTGTTGAAGCGAACGGCCATTACATCAAATTACAGACTTGGCGATTTCAGAGGATACGACCACACGCAAGGCTGCTGGTGGGACATGACGAATGGCGATGCCAATGCGTCAACAGACCGTTTTGGAGTGATTGGCACAACTGAAGACACCATAACTATGAAATGGGCGAACGGCAATTGGCTTGGCCGCATTGCGGAGCTGAACACCATTGCCAATGGCATTGCAGCGGACGACACAAAGAACGGAGTGTGCTCGTGGGGGTTCTTTCTGTGCCGTGATGCCAACCGATATGCCGACAGCGGTACAACGCCCGAGTACTACTATAATGCCGGAGCGGTGACAAGCGGAATGGCGTTCACACAATGGACACTGAATATAATAAGCGGAACAAATTTGCCAAACGGCACATTCACCAATGGCGATGTTTGGAGGGTTATTCCGTGCGTGTGCAATATGCCCACGGCTCTTGAAAAGCGCACATACGGGCGGTGGTATGGCACTAAATCGGTTGACGGCAACGCACTTCCTGCGACAAAGTTCATTGCGCTGTTTCCGGAGATACCATTCCGTTTCTGCCGTGCCAATGCTGCTGAAATACTTGCACAAAATATGCGCTTCGCCCTTAATGTCAGCACAAGCGGTTGCACCGGCTACAACGCCAGTGCGACATGGAACGTGGAGATTAGCAACCTCAATGCCGTTGATGTGTATGTAAGCGTATATATCATGGTTAACAACGGCAAAGAGGACGAGAGCGGAGTCGTTAAAGACCGCACCATTAATCCGTATGACACCCTCACCTCAAAGACGATGCTATCGCTGCCCATAAGCGGAAATTACTCAAAGCGGTGGACTTCAACAGATGCTGACAATGCCGTCATCAGCGTGTATGTGGTGGTGTGCAACATGCGCTACGACACCGCAAGCGGAGCAGCAACCGCATACCGCTCTATGGTGTGGGAGAGCAAGACGAGCAATGACGGAAAGGGTTACGGGACAATAGAGATTAAACCATTAAAAGAATAAGCGACATGAACACTACTATCATCATTGCAACGGCAATAGCAGCCATTTCGGTGGCCTGCGCGGTATATTTCGCACATAAGAGCGAACGATGTGAGGCGGAGCTTGAAAAGGCTACAGACGCGCTGATCAACGCAAAGAGAATCATAGAAAATAACGTGAAGCAAATGAAGCGTTGTTCTAAGAAGATTGATGAGATTGCAGAGACCGCTGCAACCGCATCACGAAAACTCATTGAGAGCGAAAAGGAGATTGTTAGACTGAGGGCCAAGTTGTCACGCAAAGGCACTGGGACGAAAGGTTCTAAAAAAGTAGAGAAATGACAACACACATCAACTACAAAAGTGACTTCTGTGTGGCGATAACACTGCTTGACGCGGACGGCAAAAACGTAACACCGCCTGCTTGGGATTGGTGCTTGCAGTTCAGCTGCGGTTCACGAAACTATGTGTGTTCGCAAAAAGACGGTGTACAACAGTCGTGCAGTGTAAAGGACGATAAGATTTATTGCTTTCTCGATAACCATAAACTTGGCATGGGAAAGTTGACGGTTCAGTTCACGCAATACATTCCCGATGGCAACTATTCGGACGGCAATAGAAAAACCGTAGTACCCAAGATGCTCGATGTGGAATTGTGGTCAGACGCGAGCGATAATTGCACTGCCGAGGTTAGTGGAGAAATAAACACAGAACTTGTGTATGCTGACATGTACAAACTTGCCGTACAGAAAGGCTATGCAGGTACAGAGCAACAATACTACGAACTGCTTTCCAATCCGCGTTATATCAACGAAGCGGAGAGCGGTTATGGCAACGGAATACTAACACTAAAAATAGAATGACAACATGGCAACAATAACGGCTAAAATAGGCTATTATCAGCGTGGTGATTGGAGTTCAACGGACACATACGATGTGCTTGATGTTGTCCGCGCGAAGTACGATGCCACGCGATATGCCACGTTCAGCAGTAAAAAAGCTGGAAACAAGGGTAACACACCCACCGCAGGTAGTGAATGGTGGGAAGTGCTGAGCATTGATGGAGTGAACGGGAATGAAGGCACTGATGCTGTGGTGTACAGGCTGCTGCCTGGGGCGCTTGTGTACAAGGCGGACACGACGGCAATCACCTTGTCGCTGCTGAAGACGGAGGGCGAGAGCACCACGACTGCGGAGCTGCCGAGCGGCTGGCGTGTGGTGGTCAGTTGGAATGCCACGGGTGGGCTGACGAAGAGCGCCACGCTGAGCACGCTGGCGGCTGTAAACCCGAACTCGCTGGCTGGGGCGACGAGCGTGCAGTTGGCGCTGTTCACGGCCGACCCAGAGGCGAGCGGCAGCAGTGCGCAGCTCGTGGACAGCGCCACGATGCTGCTGGTGGCTGACGGCCTCAAGGGCGACAAAGGGGATGACGGCACGCTGACCAACTACCCGATTGAGGCGGTAAGCGGAGGCGAGATTGTGCTGAGCGACATTTATCCCAACCGCATCTACAAGGGCGGCACGTGTACGACAGTGAGCGTTGATGTGGTGCATTACAGCGATGGCACAAGCGGCAGCGACTTCAGCGCCCACGGGGGCGTGGCCGATGAATACGTGCTTGACTTCGTTGCGGGGGCGAGCTGCAACGTTTCGCTGCCCGCTGCGCTGAAGTGGGCGTTCACGCCCTCGTTTGAGGAGGGCAAGCGCTACGTGATTAGCATAGTTGACAACCTCGCCATTGCGGCAGAATTTAATGCAGATTAGCCTATGAGCCAGCTAAGGAGATTTTTAGCGTCAAAGCCGCTACCGAGCGTGATAGACGGCTACGTGCGTGACGGCCTCGTGCTGTGCTTTGACGGCTACCAGCCGCCCAGCGGTGGCGTGTGGAAAGACCTCAGCGGCAGCGGAAATGATATGATACAAGGGAGCGCAACGGCCTATGACGAGGTTAACCACTGCTGCGCCTTTACAACGTCAGACAACTATACCACGGGCGTTGTGCCGCACCCGCTGCTTGTAACCGTAGAGGTAGTTGTGAGTATGACGGGTTATTGCATCATTTACAGGTCGAAAACTGCACCGTGGCCGTATCAACCGAAGTTGTTTTTCGGCAATTTTTTGTATTTAGCATACAACAAGGCGTCAGGTAGCGGCATGGTATACGTCAATCTGCCCAAGTTGGTGTCTGTTGTGCCGACCGACGACGCCAGCCAGCCGAGCATTTATCAGGTTTGGCAGAATGACACGCAGAGCGGGGCGTGGTCATATCGCTATGACGAAAAAAAGGCTTGGCAGAGCGGGCCTGGGGCCCGAAACGCAGATATGGCCGAGACGGACGGACAAATCCAATTTGGCGGCGAGCCTAAAGGCAGCACGCTGCGCATTTATGCCCTGCGCATATACAACCGCTGCCTCTCGCAAGACGAGATGGCGGCAAATCGAGAACTCGACATTAAAAGATTTAACATAATATGACACACTACGAGAGAGAGGGCGAGCAGTTCACGCAGCCGCTCATCACCGCCAACGGGCGGCAGATTTTCAACCCCACGGCCGAGCAGATGGCCGCTGAGGGGTGGGTGCTAACAGAGGACACGGCCACCGAGCCGACAGCCGAGGACAAGGCACGGCAGCGCATTGCCGAGCTGGAGGAGCAGTTGAGGGCGAACGACTACAAGGTCATCAAGTGCTTTGAGGCGCAGGCCACGGGCGGCACAATGCCATACGACATTGCCGCACTGCACGCTGAGAGAGAGGCGGCACGCAGCGAGATTAACGAGCTGCAACAGAAGTTTAACGTTTAACGAGAGGAGGATTGATTATGGAGTGGTTGATTAAGTGGTTTGGAGTTGACAAGCTGAAGCACGTGGCCGTGTGCCTGCTGATTGGCGGCTGCATCGGCACGTTCTTGTCGCTGCTTGGCGCTGACTTCGCAACGGCTGCCGTGGCTGCGGTTTTCTGCGCAGAGGTGGCCGCTGTGACAAAGGAGTGGTGCGACAAGGTGTACGTGAACAACTGGAGCTGGGGCGACTTCGCAGCCGACCAAGTGGGCATCGTGCTGGCGGTGGCGTGGCTGGTGATGTGGCACTTTAGCAAGGGATAGGCGGATGATAACGAAGACAACAGCGGTGAGCAGCGGAAAGCTGCTTGTGGTGAGCGCAATGGGCACGGAGGCGCTTAGCGCACTCTTCGATTTGCGCTGGATGCTGGTGGCCGTGGTGGTGCTCATCGTTGCGGACTTTTGGTTCGGGCTGAGCGAGAGCCTTCAGAAGCACGAGGACTTCCGCTTCAGCCGTGCTGGGCGGAGGACTTGCAACAAGGCCGTGGACTATCTCACCTACCTCATCGTAGGGGCGGTGGTTGGGTTGGCCATCTTCGAGCCGCTCGGCTGGGCCACGCACACTACCACTGCGGCTATCGGCCTCGGCTTCGGCTGCGTGTGGGAGATAGACAGCATAATGGGCCACGTGTGCGCCCTGCACGGGGTGCAGTGGAAATTCAGCATAAAAAAAATGATTATCGCTTTGCTCAAGCGGAAGTCGCCCGACCTTGGCGATGCCGTGGAGGAGGCGATGGAAACAGACGAGAGCAATGGAAAATAGCGTAATGGTATTGTTTGCGATGGTGATGCTGCTGCTTGCGGCACTCGCCATAACCGGCAAGCGGCTGGACAAAGTGACGCACGAGCGCAACACCTACAAGGCGCAGCTTGACGAATTGAAAAAACATTTTGCAAATGGAGATTAAGATTAAGCGAGTGGCGAAGAAGCCGCTCTACACGATAGGGCATCTGTACGTTAACAACAAGTACTTCTGCGACACGCTGGAGGACACCGACAGAGGACTGACGCAGCAGATGTCGCTTGAGCAGATTAAGCGCATAAAGGTGCAGAACAAGACCGCCATACCGAGCGGCCAGTATCGGGTGACGCTGGATGTGAAGTCGCCTAAGTACTCGAACTATGGCCGCTACCCGTGGGCGAAAGCCATTAACGGGTGTGTGCCGAGGCTGCTCAATACAATAGGCTTCGACGGCATTTTAATACACTGCTTAACACCAGATATGGAGGTGCTGACTGAGAATGGTTGGCAGAACATGGAAGCGTTTTGCGCCAATCCAGCGAGGAGATGCTTTTCATACAATATGCAAAGCAACGAAATTGAACTTGTTCCAATCATTCAGTACATAGAGCAGAACTACAATGGCGAACTTTATTGCAATAATGGAAGACGCATCAGCTATTCAGTTACCGACAAGCATAGGATGTTCTGCGGAACAAAAAAGAGAGACGGTTCTTTCAATTGGGGGATTAGAACGGCTGACAATATATCTCGCGACACAAAGTTTATCGTAGCCGCAAACAAATCGGGCGATGAGTTGACACCACATCAGAAAGTATTCTATCGCTTATTAATGGCGGTTCAAGCCGATGGCTATCTCATTAACTGGAGCAGTAAAAGCACTCAAGTGAGGTTTCACTTTGCTAAGGAACGAAAGATTGCGAGAGTGAAAGAAATGCTTGATGAACTTGGTGCATCGTATGGCGTATATAAGGATAATGTAGGCAAAACACATATATCCATTGAGCGTAAGTTGTCAAACGAAATAGCCGAAATCCTTAATCCATGCCGCTATGCATACAACTACAAAGAGTTGCCAATGGACTTGCTTCGGCTTGGAAGTGAAGATTTGAAAAGCATGCTCATGGAGTATTTGTTCTTTGATGGCCGTTGGAAAAACTATCTTAAGAACAACAAAAACATGGTCATATCTTCAATAAATGCAAACACGCTGGATGTACTGCAAGCAATGGCAACTTGTTGCGGAATGAGAACGTACATCAAGGACGAAAAAGGCTGCAAGGCAATTGTGCTATATGAGGGTCAAGATGTGATACAGCCAACGCCCGAGACATACGAACAGCACCATTACAGCGGTAAAGTGTGGTGCTTGAGCAACCGCAACACTACTTTAGTTGTGCGCAAGAACAATCGCCCTATGGTGATAGGAAACTGCGGCAACACGGCAGAGGACACCAGCGGCTGCATCTTGGTCGGGCAGAACAAGGTGGTGGGCAAGGTGATTAACTCCACCGCCACATTCAACAAGTTGTATGCGATGATGGCAAAGGCCAAAGATGGGATATTCCTCACGATTGGATAATAGCAACGTACTAAGACACAGCAAGTTGTCACGGCTTGGATTTTACTTTTGCAAAAAAAGCCGCTCTTCGCAGAGCAGCTTAGTGTCTTAAACTAAATATACATGAAAATGATTTTTATGCCAATGCTAAGGTACTAATTATTATGGCAAAAACAAAACATTTTTCGGCAATATTACTGCTTTTGTGTGCTGTGTTGGCTGGGTGCAGGTCGAGGCAGTCGGAGTTCCGCACGATATACAGAACGGACACGATAACGCAGACGCGCATAGACACGCTAAGAGTGTTTGACTACCGCCAATGGGGCAGATATGACACCGCAAAGGTGGAGGAACGGCACCGCTTCATCGACAGCACAGCGGTGCAGGACACGACACGTGTGCTGGTTAACGCAGACGGCAGCACAAGCACAGAGCGAGTGCGCTACATTACACGTTATGTTGGCAGCGCAAAGGAGCTGAACACCTTACAGGCGAGTGTGGAGAAGTACAGGGACTCGCTGAACGTGTTCCGCGTCAAATGCGACAGCCTCGCCCGTGTGAAGGATAATGTGCAGGTGGTGGAAAAGGTGCGCATAGAGGGCACGAAATGGTGGCAGAAGCTGCTGACATGGCTTGAAGTGGCGGCATTGGCCATTGTGGCCGTGTTCTTGTTCAAAGGAAAGCTGCGGTTATGAGGTTTATTCTGTTTCTACTGCGATACACGCCATTCGTGCTGACCTTATTAATGATAGTCCATACGGCTCTGCTGCTGCGCGGCATTGATTGCAGCGTGCTGAACCACGCGTGCTTGTCTCCTTTGCCCTATGCGCTGTATATGGCGTTGAGCGTCAAGATGAAGTTCTGCGTGTTCCACCGGCTTGCACTGACATACACGTTTGTGTTGTATATTTGCATAACGCTGCAAAGCTACAACGCCTTTGATGCTGTCGGCATTAACCTGCAAAGCGCGCGGCTGGTGATGCTGATAGTGGGAGTGATATTACTCACGGCATTTTTCACGATTAAGTTCTATGAATGGAAGAGAGGAATTAAATGCGGTGCTTGCCGAGATTGCGGCAGCAGCAAATGACAACGTGTGTGGCATGGGCGATGACACCCTCCGCGCGCTGGCCGGAGCACTTAGAACAATGTTCCGCGCCAAAGTGCCGCACACGTACAGCAGAGAAAGTGCGGCACGAGAGTTAGGCATCAGTGTGCGCCAGCTTCAGCGTGATGTACAGGCGAGCGGTGTGTGCTTCCGCAGAAATGGCGAGAGCAAAGTGTGGTTGACCGAAGAAGATATAACGCGATTACGGAAGTACCGAAATTCTTAGTTTCTTATTTCTTTTTTGCTTTAGTTGTAGTATAGATTATTAGTTAGCAGAATTGGCTCGGCTGTGAAGCTGGGCCATTTTGTTGACGCCAATAAAATGGTTTCCGTGTTAAAATATACTCACATGGTGTTCAATTTCTCGTAAAATTACTAACTTTGCACACAATACTGATATAAACAATAAAACAAGAAGTTATGAACAACACCTTTGGTCAACGACTGGTTAATGCGCGAAAAATACGTTGCATGTCGCAGCGCGATTTGAGCGAATCCGTTGGTAAAAAGGTTTCGCCAACAGCCATAGCAAAGTACGAAAAAGGGCAGATGATGCCATCAAGTGATGTGCTGATTGCGCTTGCGCACGCTTTGGGAATGAGCCTTGACTATTTCTTTCGCCCTTTCACTGTGGCCATTGACGCTACAAAATTTGAGTTCCGCAAGAAGTCGAGCATAGGACGTAAAAAAATAGTGGCAATAGAGCACCTTGTGTCCTCAGAAATTGAAAAATATATTGAGATAGAGGGTGTTCTTGGGATAACAGCTAAATTCAACTTGGACTATAGGAACACTGTGGTTGAAGGGCCAGACGATGCGAGGACATTGGCTATGCGTCTCCGAAAAGACCTGAACATAGGAAACGATGCGGTTGTTTCTGCTGTTGATTTATTGGAGTCTGTTGGCGTTAAAATCATTGAGATTGAGGAAGACGACTCGTTTTCTGGAACTTGCAATGAAGCGCGCGGCCTGCCTATAATTGTCGTAAACAAAAGAATGAACTCTGAGCGCAAACGACTAACTATCTTTCACGAACTTGGGCATTTGCTTATGCATTGCGCTGAGGGTGTTGACAAAGAAAAAATGTGCAATGTTTTTGCAAACGAATTTCTAATTCCGTCTGATGCGTTTGTTCAGCAGATAGGTGCTTCCAGACATGACATTTCACTCGTTGAGCTGCAAGCGATACAGCGAGAATACGGTATTTCCGTTGATGCGCTTATGGCAAAGGCAAATCAGTTGAACATCATCACAGACAATAGGTACGTCTCCTATCATAAAAAGAAGAATGCGCTCCCTGCTTTTAAGGCAGCTGTCGAAAAAAGTTTGTATCCGATGGAACACACCTGCCGATTTGAGCGTTTGGTTTATAGGGCTCTTGCAAGTGAGGCCATAACATATTCCAAGGGCGCGGCCCTGCTGGATAAGCCGATTGAAGAAGTGCGCAACACTCTTAATTTGATGTAGGCATGGAAGTTATTCTTAATGATGCAAACATTCTAATAGACCTGTACAGGGCAGGAATTTTACCTTATTGTAAGCTGCTCAATCTTAAATTCTGCACATTAGATGTAATAATTGCAGAGATTAAGGATGAAGAGCAGTATTTGGATGTGCAAAAAATAATCGATGAGGGCACGTTGGCTGTATATTCCCTCACGGGCAAACAGGTTGGTATAGTTGTACAGAAAGTTGCCGAGTATAAAGGGCAATGCAACTTGTCAGCCATAGACATCTCTGCTTTGGTTTTTGCAAAAGACAATAATTGCCGCTTGATTACAGGCGACAAAAAGCTTAGAAAAAAAGCAATATTGGAAAACGTTCTTGTTTCTGGGGTGCTGTTCATCACGGATACAATGATAGAAGAAAAGGTGGTCAGCAACGATGAAATGGTTGCTGTGTTGGAGCGTCTGCTCAGCACTAATGAGCGGCTTCCAAGAAATCTTATAAATGAGAGAATAGAAGCATTGAAAAGCCAGCAGGAATAATTATCTTTGCACCAACAAACCGCTCGGGCGAGCCGCAAGGCAGCATACTCGGGCGGTGTTTTTTTTTGTCCTCAGTTTAGGACATGTATATTCCGTAACACACTGACTGCAAACGAGTAGCAACAAAGTGAAGTCCGAAATTAGGGCGCGGTGAGCGGTATCGGTAACTTTGGCTTGGCAATAGTGCCAAACGACCATTAAAATTTTACTGACATGGCAGACGAAATGATTAAAGAGAAAATCTACTGCACCGGTGGCGGTAGTGATGCGCCTTGGCTGGCGGCAATGATGAACAACAAGCGCGACTGCGACCCTATGGCGATGGCCGCAATGGCTAACGGGGGCATGGGCGGACAATGGAACAACCCCTTTATATACCTTGTGTGGATGATGTTCGCGCAGAGAATGTGGGGCAACGGCTGGGATACCAACGGGCAGAACGCGCAGAACGTGGAGCTTCAAAACCAAATTCAGTCGCTGCGCTCGCAGATTGCGGAGAACCAAAACAGCGGCCTTATAATGGACGCTATTAAGGGGAACGGATGCGCAATCAATCAGCTTGCAAGCAACCTCAATTGCGACTTCAACGCTCTTAACTCGGCTATCTGCGATGTGCGCGGAGGCATTGATCGCCTGAGCGGAGCGGTCGGCATGAGTGCGGAAAGAGTTATCAATGCAATTGGCACAGGTAACCTTAACCTCGTTCAGCAGTTGAAAGATTGCTGCTGCCAAACCCAACAGAACATCATCAAGATGGGTTATGAGAACCAGCTGGGGCAGAAAGATTTGACGAACGGAATGCAGCAGGGGTTCTCGTACACCAACACCGGACTTGAGCGCGGCTTCTCTAACATTGGAAACCTCATGCAGCAGCTTAGTTGCGACTTGAAGAACAATGCGAACAGCAACACGCAGCGCATTGTGGACACTCTCAACGGCCACTGGCAGGAGGACCTGCAACTGCGCCTTAACCGCGCGGAACTTGAACTCAGTCAGCAGCGGCAGAACGCCACGCTGATTGCGGCACTGAAGACCACAACCACCACGGCAACGACCTAACGGAATGAGTTTAATTCATGGGGCGAGGCGTTGGGCCTTGCCCCTATTGTTTAACCCTAAATTCAATTAATTGAGAATGGTCCAATTCAAAGACATACGGGCAGGGCACACACTGCACCTGTTCGATAAGGAGAGAAAGGAATACACGCCCTCAAAGGTTGAGAGCGTGAAGCCGCCCTACTTCGCCACTACGGGCGTGCAGAAGATGGTGGACATAGTTGTGATGGTAGGCGGTGAGAGCAAGACCTACGCAGTGCCGGAGGACGCAAGCGTAGCTTATGCTAACACGCTGATGATAGCCACCGACAAGGAACAGGTGAAACTTGAGGTGCAGGGCATATGCGGTGCGGCAGAAGCACGGCTTAAGTCGCACGACAGCGATGTGGCGTGCGTGGAACGCTGCGACAAGGTGCTTGAGCAGCTTGACGAGAGCATTGCGGAAAAGCGCGAAACCGAACGCAGGTTCGCCAGCATAGAGCAGAAGTTGAACGAACTAATCAGCAAGCTGACATGAACGACACGGAGGAAATATTGTGGCTCGTGAACACATTCGGCATCTTCGGTATCACCGAGGAAGACTTGCGGCTTTTGCTTGACAGAGAAGCTTAACGGCAAGGTCGTGGATTGCTATAATGTTTCTGAGTGCGCTTAACGCTTCTTCTTTGTTGTCTACATAGGAGAGTATAGTGTACTCCAATTCAATAATGCGTGTGTGTAGGTCTGATTCTTCCATAAACGTGGCATTTAGTTAATGGGTGAGTGTAAATTTACCGACTTATCAAAAAACGCACAAGTTCTTTAACATAATTAGCACTTTAGGTGTTAATGCGTTAACAAAAACGTTATCTTTGTAGCTATGGCAAAGAAAGTGGAAACATTAGGCATTAGGCTGAGCAATATCTGTGAGAAGTATAATCTGACGGTAAAGGACGTGTTCTTTGCCCAACTCGTTGCGATGGGGAACCCAAAGGCTATTGCGTTTCGGGAGGTTATGAACTACTCGTTCACAGATTGTGCTGCCGCTTGTGACATGTATATGGCGAAGCGACCGGAGATAGCCAAATATATGGCCACATTAAAGAACCGAAAAGAAGAATGGAATGCCCCCTCGGTTCAAAGCTACGGATATAATCTGCGCACAAAAGACGGAGTTCTCGCAGCAATGGAGGAGGAGGCAAACAAGACAGCCGACCCAAAACAACGGGCTGACATTATTTTGAAAATCGCAGACCTCCAAAAGATGAAGAATGAGGACGATAAGGAACAAAAGAAATTGGTGTACTACTATCTCCCGCTACATTGTAACATCTGCCCATGGAGGAACGCGAACAAGGTTAAAGAGTGATATTGTCTGGCGAAAACCAAACAATAGGGAACAAAACCGAACGAATGGGCACAGATAATTCATCACCCGTAATATCGTGATACACGTTTTGAAGTTGATGTACAAATTTTACACGGCTGACATATACCGAATCAACGCTAATCACATAGTGGACTTTATCGGCATCACGGTTTATTTTGAAGCCGCTAAGGGCGGTAGATGAGTATTCGTCCGCGCCATCTTTCGCAAGCTCGCCAACAGCATCAAGAATGTCGCTATTTAGTTCTATCGGCATAGAGAATCCGTTGCCCACCACAGCCAAATACAACGTGTATGGGTCGTCTATCTTGCGCGGGTCCCAAATATCGGCCAATCCTTTCTTTCGTCCTTTCTTGTTGTGCAGCCACACACAATTACCGAATCTGTACTCCTTCTGAATTATCTGTAATGGTGCTAAGTCCTTTTTCATAAATCAAATGCTTTTTGTTTTAATGCATTATTAACCCTGTCATTTGCGAAATCACAATACATCTTGTCTGTTTCAAACCCTATAAAGTGCCGTTTCTCCAAGACCGCTGCAACCGCAGTAGTTCCGCTTCCCATAAAACTGTCAAGAATTACGTCCCCCTCGTTAGAATAAGTCCTAACAAGATACCGTATCAGTTTCAACGGCTTTTCAGTTGGATGCGGTGTGTGTCTTTCCGTTGCAAAAAATAACACGTCAGTGGGATAACGAGAGCCATCGCTTTCAGTTTTTACAGGATAATAGCGTGCGTAATTGCCCGTTCGCACCCCACTGCGTTCAGTAACATATGGCTTGCTCTGCGACTTTTGTGGGTTGTAGATCATTATCACATTTCCCCTATTAGTTGCGCTGGCTGGCGAGAACACCAATATCGTTTCATGCGCACGAAGAGGCGCATAGTTGGCGTTTAGAAAGTTTGTGGTATTGCTCTTTTGCCAAATCCACTCGTATTTTAACCACGGCAAATTGGATAATGCTAATCGTTTGTCAAAAGGGCATTGCGCAAACAATACTATCGCTCCCGTAGGCTTTATTATTCGCTTGTAATGCGACCATAATGCCTCCAAATTAATTTTGGTGTCCCACTTGTTGTGGGTTGTGCCATATGGCATATCCGATATTATCGTATCAACGGAATGGTCAGAAATACTATTCATGCCCTCGAAGCAGTCTTGATTGAAAATAATATCTAACTCCATTTTTCTTTGTTCGCTACGATGTGTTTTAGTGTTGATGTCTTAATGGAAAGGTCCATTTCCACCTTAATCTCCTCTAAGGTTTTCCCGTTCTCAAACATTCGGCAAATCTGTCTGTTACGAAGTGAAGTATGGTTTAGTGTCAAGTTCTCTTTACCACTGAAACGTTCATCGTATTCTTTGATGTAATTCTCCGAGCACTCCACTATATTTGTGCCGTTGTTATATTTCTTTGTCTTTTTCCGTTTCTTTATCTCGGCAATTCTTTGCTTGACTTCGGCCAAAACCATCATAGCGTTTTCACGCTGTTTGACCTTGTCGGTGTATTCAGTCTGTCCTCTCATGCTAATCCTTTCCCGTGCTTCCTATTCCACCTCTATCTTCACTGCTAAGGCTTTCCACCTCGACAATGCGCACACCGCTGCTGAGCAGCCAGCGAAGCTTCTGCGACAGCGTGGCTTTTTGCGATAGCTGCACGCGGAATTGGCAGATGCGGTCGTTGAACTTCCACGCGCGCTTGTCGCTGTGGCGGCACGCTGGAAAGTGCCATTGGTCGTGCTCACCGCAGTAGGCATTATCAATGATGCCGATGGAGTTGGGGCTCGTGATGCCGAACTGCTTGTAGGACGAACTGCGCGGAGCAACGATGGCCTCGAAGCCTGCCGGCAGTTTCACTGCTATGCCCAGCGGAATTAATGGATTTCGCGTGAGGAAGTCTGCGCTTGACTTGGCCGCGCGCAGGTCAATCCAATCGCCTTTTTTCAGTACCTTGGGCAGTTCAACCAGCTGCCCCTGCGCATTGGGTATGCGCTTAACCTTGATTTTGATTTTCATATACGTTGTACACTTTTAAGTATCCTCTTTTGATAAATTCCTCTTTCACGTTGTGCGCCAATTCACGCGCCATAGGGTGGGCGTCTTCCGCGTCTCTACGGTTAAAGAAGTTGCACCATTGTTCTATAAAGCCGCACGATATTAGTTCTGACTTGATGCCGAGCGGAAGCACACAACGCGCCTGCTGCGGCTTCCAACCTTCGTTCAATAAACTGAAATATGCGTTTTCGGCATTGCGCCAAGCGTTTGTAAAAATGACATTTGAGAAAGACCGCTCGCTTGCGAAGTTTGGAATAATGTAGGTTATATCGCCACCGAACCGCTTCTGTGAGTAGTTGCAGTAGCGTGTACTTTCGGCCAAGTGCGACAAGCCTATGTGTGTACGGAACTCGTCTACAGTAGCTCGGTCGGTGATGAAACGAACTGCGTACCGCTTTGGAAACCGCTCTCCAGCGTCATCTACAAGCCATTCAGATATTTTGTATTTTGTGCCGTTCAGCGCGCGGCACAAGTGGATATAATAGCGATAATTAGTCGTTACGTACACGGCATTATCATAATCCGTATCGAATTTAATCCACAAGTTGTTCCACTCGAAACAGAGAAGATCGTGCAACAAATAAAAGATGTACTTGGGTATTCTGAGGTGGACTGTTCCAAACTCAAGCGGTCGGTCGTGTCCTCGCTTGATTAGGTTATCCACAAACGCCTCGTGCGATGTTTCTGTTATCTTGCCCTCGCTTTTGTAGCACACACGGCCACAAAGTTCTATAAAACGCCTTATGCCGTCAAGGCTGAAATCCTTTTGCTCAAGAATTTCATGTGATTGGTATATCAGTCTCATTCTTTTCTAACGTTTAGTTATGTAATCGCTGCTAACCGAGCGAGCGTCTTCAAGCACCGCATAAAGGTCGGTTTTAAGGTGCTTCACGTTAACGACCGGAATGCCGTTGATGCTTATGTAAGTGCCGCGCTCGTACTCGCACAGCTGGATGTTTTCCTTTGCGCGAGCCAGTGCTACCGCCTTGCGCTTAATCTCGCGATTTCTGCGCGCCTTTTCAATTAAGGCTTGGATTGTTGCTGCCATTTGTATGTTCTTTTTTATAGTCGTCAATAGCCATCACCGCTGTACGTAAGGCCAATTCCATTCCTCTGTGCCCCAGCGCGACTTCAAATAATATCTGGCCGAAAGCCATTGCATCAATGCACGTATAATTCGACATGTGATTTTTCTCGAAAAGAGAGAAAATCGCCAATCCCTCAAGCTCTGGGTTGTTGATGATTTTATCAATCTGCCCACGTTCCTCTTTAATTTTCTTTTTGTAGTCCATATCAATCGATGAATTTCAAGTTATATTTTTCGGTGAATAAATGCTCACTGCAACGCTTGCCGTTAGGGCGTTTAAGCGTTAGCGGGTCGCTGGTCTTGGTGTAGCCGCACATTCGGCACAGGCGGTGAATGGCCTTTGAGGTCGGACGGGGTATCTTCGACAACCGGAATTTTGTCTGCTGCGGCAAGCCAAGCGACACACGCCTGCGCTCATCGTCCCACAGCCGCTTGCGGTTCTTGTTCGCATTCGGCACAGCCTTGTTAATCAAGTTTGAGTAACGCACCACCTTAACCCTTTCCTTGTAGGTCTCGGACTTCTGCACGCCAAGTTCTTTCGCCATCTTGCATATCATGTCCTTGCTTATGTCGTACTTTGTTTGCAGCTGTGGAACTGTCATGTCGGCATAATCCGTTTTAAGGGCCATGGCGGTGATTTCACGCTTGCGCTGATAATCATAATGCCGAAAGCCATATATATCCCCGTTTTTTTGTAATATTTCACGCACTTTACGCTCACCGATGCCTGCGTTGCGCGCTATAAGCCGCACTTGCTGCCCCTTACACGATAACACATAGCCAATCACCTCTTTAGGCAGACACATAGGCGGCAACGGAAGCTGCTCGGTCAACCCAAGTTTGCGGCACTCGTTAAGCAGCCACTTGTAACACTCAACGAGCGTGTCCCTGTGCTCATACCGCATGCCGCCACTTTCAACAACCGCCACATGGCCGCCATCAGCCCTGCACACCATTCCGCCATAAGGGATTTTATCGGCCTTTGCCATTCGGATTTGCGCTGCCTGCGCTTGTCTGTAGGCCTTTTTTCGCTCGCGCTCTTCGGCTTCAGCCGCACGCTTCTGCTGTTTGGCGCGCTCTTTCTCCGCCTCTTTCATCGCATACCAGTTGGCAAACACCTGCGGCTCTATTCCTCCGCGCGGTTCCTCGCCAATCGGGTGGCCGAAGATCCTATCCCAAACCTTGCTATTGAACTTCTGCTCGTAGGTCATTACAAATCAATTTCACAAGCGTGCATCAATTCTATTACTTGTACAAGGCACTCAATCAATGTTTCTCCGCTTGGAAACTTCCCGCAGAAGCATGGGCATTGCCAACGCCTGTATTCATCGTCGTATTCGATACGGAAGTACTCATCAGTGTCATATGGCTCACACTCAGCGAAGCTACCGAACTCTTCGAAAGGCTGGCTACAGAAGCATAATTCCGTTTCGGGTGGGTATCTCAGCTTGCATATTCTCAATAAATCAGCCAGCGAATAATAGCCTTTGCCTTCGCTAAGACCACAATCAAGCAGGCGGTTGTATTGTTCTTTTGTCGTCATCAAATCCTCATTAATCATTTCCTTTTGTTATTAAATTGCCATTATCGAAATCTACATCCAACAATTCATTACACAAGTCCTTATACATTCTCGCGTCATCGATATAGGAGAACTGCATGTCATATTTGATGTAGAGGTCTATCCTCTTGTGGATAAAATTCGTCACATCCTCAAAGGCTTTCACGTAGCCTTGATTATACAAGTCCGCATCCTGACAAACATTATCACGCTTGAGGAAGGGGCAGGTGGTTTGGTCTTGGCCACATAGCTTACAATATTTACTTTTCGTCATCTTTTTTTAATTTCTTCATTAGTTCAGAATACTCTTTTCGCAACGCGAACACTTTGTTGGAGACTTCATTATATTCCTTTTCCTTTTGCTCTAACAAGCGTTCTTGGAATCTTATATTGTTGTCATCATAAGTAATAGTAAATCCTCCACCATTTGGCACTATTGAGCATTCAAATCCATTTTTCATAATTGCATTAAGCATTTCATCGAGGATATTACCGCTGATGAATATTTTTCTAATTGATGCATTTGCTGTTTCCATTATTTTACGAGTTTAGAATTTTAATTTCGTCACTTACTTCATAATCTTCTACTTTTTATTTTTGTGCAGGAGGCAATATTTCAAGTCGTTGTATAGCTCGTCAATGTCAAGGTACTTAAAGCTGACGTTAAGAAAGCCCATGACTTCATCAAAGGCTTCAAGGTAGCCAGCTTCGTAGGCATCTCTGATTTCATCTTTGTAGCTTCCGAATCCATCGTTTTCAACCGCTGTGGTCTCTACATAATTGGCAAAATTCACAGCCTTTTCATAAAGTCTTGATAAGTTTGTTTTATTCTCCATTTTCAGTGCTTTTTTTAAGTTAAACATCTGTTCAAGTTTTCGTTGTAATTCCGTCACCTCGTCAACAACTCGCTCACGTGGCCAGTTGTTGGCGTTATCGCCCGCATGGCATGTGTCGAAGCCTATGAGCCACCAGTCAACGGGTATCTCCCCGTCAAGCAGTTCGCCATTACGCAGCTGCCAGCAACGTTTGCCGACCATACGAGGGACGATTTCCCGCCCACTTGTGGCCGTTCTGTCGCCATACACGCACGGCTCGGTGAAGGTCACGCCCCCATGCACAATGATGTTGGGAAACCTCGTGTCGGTGTAGACAATGCCGTGTAAGGGATGCTCGGGCGGCACGGCCACATAACCACAACCCCAGCCACTCGGGTAGTCGTGTTCAGCCTTAACGATTAGTCTTTTAGTTTTTGCAGTCATTTTCAATTTCTTTAAGTCTGTTTCGTATAATGCCAATGTTGCCAAGTTCGCCAGTTTCAAAGCACTTGTCAAAGTTTCTTATGCTCACTTCTACAAGGGCACAGCGGTAGTTGTTCAACTCAAACTCTTCAAACGCATAGCGGAAAAACAAGTGCTCAACTTGTAATTCAATGGTGGCGCAGGCGGGCCGCCAAACCCTTATATTACCACTTTCGACATCGGTCTTAAAGCCTCCATATTCTGGCTTGCGGTCTTTTGCCAAAATCAGTTCCTCCGCATAGGCGCGCAATGCGCATTCAAACTTTATTTTATCCATATTTGTTAAAATGTTTCGGTGTATTTGTCGGCCATTTCGGCTTCGTATTTCTCGATAATGGGTTGAACTTCTTGCGCAAACCGCTCTGAAATTTCGGCATAGCGCATAGAAGTGGCGTTGTCGCGCGGGGCATCAATGGAACTCACCAACCCCTCCCACAGCCGTTCACTTTCTAAAATCTGCTTTAGGACATTATTGGTGTGTGTTCGAGCTTCTTTCACACTTTCTGTGTAGGCATTGCCCGCAACATTCACCTTGCTCACACGCTTTAACTCATCGCTGAACCTTTCAGCCATAGTCGCAGCCAAATCGCAGCAGGCAAGGGAAGTGATAAGCATGCGCGCCATGCGCTGCCTGTCCGCTTCGATTTTTTTAAGCAGCTTGTCACGCTCCTTGCGGAGCACAGCAACCTTTCCATCAAATTGGTCTTGCAGTTTTTTGTCGTTGTAGATGCGCAGCATATTGTCGCGAATTGTCTCCGTCTCTTTGATGGCGGCAACTATGCCGTCCACCTTTGCCCAATCAATTGCTTGGCACTTGCAGCGTTTTTGTGAGGCCACAATGTCTAATCTTTTGTTCTTCATTTTTGTCTTCATTTAATAAATGTCCTTCGTGTTCTCGCTGGGAGTCGAACCCAGCACGCTCCACCGCTGTGGAACTTACCGATGGTCATTGACCGAGAACTCCACCCACGTGCCGTTTCGCGGGTCACCTAAGCTAACTAAATTCGGCATTCGTACCCAAGTGTGGTATCGAACCACACACACCATGCTGTTGCATAGCTTTCCAGCGGCCAAAGACCTTGGGTATCACATCTATAAAACAATATAGTATAGACGGCTTCGGATCGCTTCGCAGCGGTCAAAAAGCCATTTCAGAAATAGAGAATATGAAGAACATTCATAACATTAAATCTCCTAAAAAGTCTCTGCCGTCTATCTCGCAGAAACCTATTTCGTTCCCGTCCCAATCCAAAACAGCGACATCGATGTATGTGTCTAAGACTGTGAAGTATTCTTCAGACGGTAAGTCCCAATCGCCACTATCGTACACCTTATATCCGTATGCCTTGCCAGTGATTTTGTAGTCCACATCATTGATGCTGATTTCGGTGTCAATATAAAGTTCTGTTTCGCCAAGTTCGTATTCCTCGCTTGCAGCGTCCCTCAGCAATTGGGTTATCTCCCAATTCAGTTCATCTGGTGCTTCAAATTTTTTCATCTTTGTAAATTTTCATTAATCTGTTACGGGTGTCGTTATCGTCAATCAAATTGATTATGTATAAGCGCATATCGGGGTACTCATAAAAGTTCCGGAGCAGTTGTCGGTCGCGCCTTGTCGGTGGAATTAGCGGAGGGCACGGAGGGCTAAACTCCTCGTCGAATGTCCGATTATTAATCGCCATGTAAACCGACAACCGCAATTCCATTCCCATTAAATGCAGTGCATATAGTTTGCGCATCGGTCTACTTTGAGTGTGTCGCATTTTGTATATAAGCTGCTGGTTGGACAGCTTTGCGAACTTGTCGAACAGGCGCGGCTTGAAATTGTATGACTTGTATATCTTTACAGGCTCATCGGGTTCTAACATCAGAATGGGGGTTGTATTGTGGACGGAGTGAAGTCAACCGCTTTGTACGGCTGATAAACGCTGTCCGTGTTCGATAAAAAGTTCTGATTTGTCGCTTGTGCTTGGACTGGTTGCGCTGGCTCGTTCTCTCTCCAGCCATATACGACATTTTCGTATGGCGTATTAAGAAAACGATTGCTTTCATTCTCAAACCACAACTTTATAAAACTTCCAGTTGCTGAACCTTTCGCTCTACACTTTCCCACCTCTATGACATTGGTACAACCGCTGTCAAGAATTTCGGTGCGTGTCAGCTTTGAAAGGAAGTCCTTGGAAGTGTTCTCAAAGTCTCTGTTTATGCGGTGCATGATGAATATGTTCTGCGCATAGTTCGTTATATCGGCAGAGCCGCTTATTGAGTTCACACGAAGGAAACCCATTTCCTTTCGCGGATGCGCAACAAGATGAATATGGATATTCAACCGCTCGGCAAGATTGTGCATGAACTGCATTAGCTGCTTCTGGGCATCGTATTTATCCGCTCCGCCCAATCGGTCGTAGTCAAGCGTCATTAGGTTGTCGAAGATGACACTGTCCACATCAAATTTTTCTTTCAACGCCTCTATCTTTTCGGTGATATTTTGAATGTCGTTGCCAAAGCTCTCATTGTATAGTCTGAAGTGCTTGTCAATCCACGGATTTATCTCACTGACTATATTGTCCGGAGTATAGTAGAAATCGCTGAAATTAGACTGTCTGTTGTAGGCCTTACCAGCAGCTTGCAGATACAGCCATGTCTTCACTTCGCTTCCGCTTAGCTCGCCTGTCCACAATGCGGTATTGTATCCAGCTTGTGCGGCATTGAGGATAAGCATGTTCAACAGTGTTGACTTGCCGCAGCCTCGATAGCCGCTCCACACAGAAACGTGCTTACGCATAAAGCCGATTATGCGTTTGTCGAGTTCGGTAAATCCGCTCGGAATAAAATCCGCTGGGTCAATCTTGTAGGCTGGGACGGCACTCATCAGCAACCACGGCTCGCCTTTCGGCTCAACCGCTTGTGTGGGCGTTTTCGGTGGCGTGTGAGCCGACTTCGTGAATGACTGGTAGTGTGGTTCATGCCGCGCGTAGTCAGGTTCGTACAGCCGCCTAAAATCGGCCCATCTATGATTTGCGCACGACTGATGGAAGCACTTGAATCCGACCGCCCCGTTGCTCATTTCGAAGATAGCACTGTCGGGTGCTTTGTGGTTGGGGTCGAACGGGCATTCCGCAAGCACATATTTAGTGTACGCACCAGAGCGCACCACATTACGGACTGCGATATGATGCTTGTTGATGAACGACTGAACATCAAAACGCTCTGACGAATATCCGTTATTGCGTGACGGAAGCTCCGGCTCTGGCAAAAGTTTTGCGACAAGTTCAAATCGTCCTTGCTCATTAAGCTTAACCTCATTGGGAACTTTCAGTATCGCTGACTGCCGTTGCGGACGTTCGGGTGTGCTCACCCCTTTTCGTGAGAAGCAGCCATACAGCTTGCATATGCGGCTCGCATTGAATGTGCTAACATCAACTTTCACCTTTTCGGTGGAGAAATACATGTCCAGCACTTGAAGAAACTTTTTGCACGTTTCGGTGTTGGCCGCATTGTTCTCCATGTCACAGCGATAGAGCAGATGGAAGCCGTTTGCACTATCGCATATCACGGGAGGGTTAAACCCTCGGTCACGGAGAAAAGCGAACACCTTGTTCCCGATTGGCCGTGCGGACGCCTTTTCCTCGTTGGTGGAGTTTGTACCGCTCGCACGCTCCACATCAATGTCAATCAATATCCATTTGCGCTTGACTATGTCGCGGTCTGACGTGGTGGATGGTGACTTGACCATTCTGTCACGCTGCTCTCGCGAATAGCACGCAGGGTCTATCGTGTTGAGTGTGAAGTAGAGATTGCAATCATCGTATGGTGCAATGGCGGTAATGATTTTCTCTACATCGGAGAAGTAACCGCTGAACGTTCTGTTCCCACGCCCCAGCGCACGGATTTCAACAAGTTCGCGATTATCCTTGAACACATCGTACCACTGGCGAATCTGTTCAACATTCATCGCGCCTGTGCATGAAGTAGTAAGAACCGAAGGCGTTGCGCCTGCTATCAGCCCACACCAAAGATCCGCTCAAAAAGTTGGTCGCGGCTCTCGCGAACCACCCTTTGATTTCAGATATGCTCTTCCCTATAAAAATCCGCTGATAGTTGTGGTCTTCAATATATTCGAAGAACTCATCAATAGCCTCGGGCATCGTCTGAATATGATATTGTCGGTGCATATTCTCGCACCACACATCAGAAAGGAGCAGTTCCTTTCTCACCCTTTCGCGATATTCCTCGTATGACAACGCTTGTGGCTGCGTCTCAGCCACACTGACGGCTTTTTTCAGCGTGGGCAAGTATTCACCCAACGCATCACCGAAAAAGCCGCAGAACGTATCATAGACACGTTTCACCGCGTCGTCGGCAACACCCTGCGATATTAGCTCCGCATCACGCAAAGCCCAACCAGTGATGGCCATAGCCGCCATTCGCTTCTGCTCTGCAGTGAGCGTGCATGTGAAAATGTCGTTCATGTCTCTAAAATTTTAATGCCGTAAACATGAAGCATCAGTTTGCGGCGAAGCACATAGTCTTTCTCTTTTCGCGTATAGTCGCTCTTTACATCTTCAACTATATAATTCCCCTTATTATCGTAGTAGGTGAAGTCAGCGGTGTATATAGCCTCCTTTTCCACCGTGATTGTGCGGTGCAAGTCAGCGAAAGAAACCGATTTCTTAATGAGCTGCTGGTTTATTCGCATCAGTCGGCAGTACTGAACGGCATCACGCTTTGTGGGAAACATATTCCCATTAACATGGTACTCTTTAACTGCTTTCTGTCCCACTTTGAATGTTTCAGTATGGCGTGGGATAATCTCGAACTCGACCTGTCTTTTGAGGTCGCGAATCAATCCTTTTCGCTCCTGCTCGCACAAAACCATGAAGCGGTTATACTCTTTTTGGGAGTCAAATACTTCTATCAGGTCTGCGCTTATCCCGTGCTGAACGCAATAAAACTCTGCATCCGCACGGCTGCTGAACGAATGACTTTCGTTGGGCAGTTTATACAGCTTTTTGTTAAAGAACTTCATAGTAAAAAATGGGGCGCGCCATAAGACGTACCCCATTGAGAAAGAATATATGCATAAAACTAAAATGGCCTTATTCCACCGGCCACAGCTGCGGAGTTCCGTTAATGTCAACGTGCCCCACATAGCGGCCCTCAATCACCAAAGCGCGCATGCACTGCTTTACGGCATCGTTTCTGGCAAGTCGGTGCTGTATCTCAGTCATTGACGCGCATGGCGGACTGATATTCTTCGATTTTTTCTCCGCGATTATTTCTTTCGCGATGCTGTCAATAAGATTCTTCATCATTTCCGTTTTCATTGTTGAACTTATCAAGCATTTCATAATACCCTTTTTCGTCAGCGGACGGGAGCAGTATTCCGTTTTCCGCACCCCATGCCTTGAAAAGGGTTAGCAGCTCACCCATCTGCGATGAGGATAGCTTGCTTGTCTCGTAATCGGTGTATTCGTTGCGCTTGCGCAGCACGTTATAATGAATGTACTGACCGAGCAACTCGCGCACTATGTCGCGTTTGCACTCCTCAAAAGAGGAGTATCCGAGTTCGTTCCGGACTATACCCACCCAGCAATGGAAGAGGGCGTTTTGCGGAAGCGTGCGCTTCTTGTGCTCTGTTATGGTAACGGCTTCACTCTTTCGCTCAATGAGTTTTTCAAGCCGCTCTCTCGCTTTTTGAGCGCCTTGTTCGTTGAGCAGGTTGAATATCATTAGAACAGAAGATTATCGCTTGCAAGCGGTGCCTGTGGTGTATTGCTCACATATGGCTGCTGCTGATACGGCTGCTGTGGTTGTGGCTGTTGCGGCTGAGCCTGTGTGGGTTGCGGTACTGGCTGCCGCATAGGCTGCTGTGAAGTGGTCACGGCTTTTGGTTGATAGGCCGCTGGAGCGACCGACAACGCAAGTACAGTAGTTATGAAACCCTCCTTACCAGTTGTCTTGTTCGTAAACTTTCTCCCGTCAAGGTAGAAGTCTACATCAACTACGGTTCCTATTGGAATGTTGTCAACAAGTCCCACCCTATCTTTGATAAGTTCAAATTCGGGCGTATTCTCGAATAGACGCTCACCCGTATACGGGTCATGGCGTGTGCAGTCAAGCACAAACTTGCGTCTACAAAACTCTTTACCTGTTGCGGTTGTGAACTTTTCGATGTTGCCAACGAACATCAATCGGCCTTTTATCGTGTTAGCCATTTTCTTCTGCGAATATTTTTTTGTCGGTTATTAAATCTTTGTTGTCGTTAAGGAATGCTGTGAAATCAGTCACGCGCTGCCTTAAAACCGGTATATCCCGTTCGGGCACATACGAGTATTCCTCCGTGTAGGTCTGGCCGTTTCGCCAGCACAGAATATTGTACTCGAAGCGGTTGACTTTCGCATCACCGCTCTCGTTCAAGCAATACGGATACACAAGATGCTGCGCATGCTCCTTAAACTTAGGGTAGCAATAGTTCCCAGTTGTTTTGATGTCGTGAACGCAGTCGGGCATCAGCTCATCAATGTACCCGTATAGTTCAACAACTCCGTTGTCGGTTTCGATGGGAGCTTTGCACAGATATTGCGTAATAGCTCCTTTGAAGTAGTCGGCAAACTCTTTCACCTGCTCGTATGGGAAAGTAAACGAGAAGCCGTCCAATTGCGCATTAAGAGCTATCGGTTGGTTGAAGCCGTTGCGTATGACCTCCACCTCCATCTTGTCTGTGTTCCGGTGCTCGACTAAGCAGTCAACCAACTCATTGAATGCCGTACCCTTGCTCGCAGCCTCACTCTTGAATGGCATGCGGTTAATGCGGCTTATAAGATTGTTGAACTGAATGTCGTGGAACTCCTCCATCGTGTGGGGCGGCATCGGTGACTGTCCCCAATAGCGCAGCCACACCTCATCACTGTTCACATAATCGTTGAACACGTCAAGAAGCGTGGCATACACTTTATAGTCAGGCTTGCTGCTCATACTCCTTTGTACTCTTATTGTACTTGATGTTCAGCGCAGCGAGTTTCTTCGCAAAGAGCTGACGAGCAACCGCCTTGCTTGTCCCAACGTGTTTGAAGTCATCGATACTGTCTGCAAACGATTTGGCCGAAGTTGGGTCTGTAATCAACTCAACCGCATCGGTAATTTCTTTTACAACTTCCGTGTACTTCTGCTGCTGCTCTTTCTTCATTGCCAGCATAGAGAAGTACGGAGCAAGCACTTTCGTTTGAATAAAGTCGTTCTTTGCAGTCGCATTACCGCTCGTGTCAACAATTTGCGGAATGTCCATAATCCCCGGCAAGTTGCATGCGTTCTTGCCCTCACTTCTGTTCGTGGGGTCGAAAGTAATCGTTCGAGTCAGCCTACCATTCTCCAATTTAGTCTCCATATATCCGAGCAAATCAAGTTCGGTTACGATTACCGAGAAGTTCTTGGCTCGGAGCATCGGTATATACACCGTATCGTCCCCGTCACGCATCACATCACGATGGGCGATATAAATCACGTTCTTGCCGAGAGAAGCGAGCGCACGTGTGAAGTTGTTAAACTCGGCATTGATACCACTCCAGTCACGGATTGACGGCTGGCGTGTTCCGCAGCGGTGGTTGATGATAAAGTCCATCATCTTTCCAGCGGTGTCAACGACTACTGTACGAAAAGCCGACAAGTCTTCCTTCAAAACAGACAAAGCATCGTTCCAGCATGTGACCTGCACGATGCCCACGCCATCAAGATGCGTTGTGTTAACGCGGCTAACGCCTCCGTCAAAGTCGAGAAGAAGAGGCTGTGGCGCGGATAGGGCCAGCGTGGACTTACCAGTACCGGCTTGGCCATAAATCATCATCTTCACCGTGGTCGGCAAAGACAATTCAGTGGATTTTTTAATTAAACTCATAGTTATAAATATTTAGTTGTTTAGAATAATTCAAAATAAAAGCGTCCGCAACACGTACGGACGCACAAATTTGAAGTGATTCACAATACCTCGCATCACTGCGAAGACATGAGATTTATCAACCAATATGGAATGTGTGCCCACTTGGGGAATCGAACCCCAATCGCCATGCCTCTGCATGGTTTGCCAACGGCCGACTAATCGCCTTGGGCAGCCAAAGAAGCCGCTGCGGCACGGCTTCAAGTCAAGAGTAGTAGAAAACAAGTGGCCGTGTGAGGAGTCGAACCCCATTTATCCGAGCACGGCCATATGTACCACCGCATCTCTGCGAAGGCACACTCATTAATCATATATGCCAATGAAATCTATAAACACACTTAATTCATAATTCAGACTATTTATTGTGCCGTCTGCGGAGTCGAACCGCAACGCCTTAAGTTAAGGCGCGAGCCGTCAAACGGCATTTGGCATTCTTCGTGTCCTCACGGATTGAAGAATGCCGTAACATAATCATAACCTCTAACTGTCTCAGATAAAAACAATTTACGCTTAACCAATATGGTCACCGCACGTGGAGTCGAACCACCAGCGCAGCCTTTTCTGCCGTGCGGTGTGATACCGCCTCGCAATCACTGCGAGGCGGAGAACTCACTTTTTGAAACTAAAACGAAATCTGATAATTACTGTATTAAAAACAAACCTTAATCTTTTATGCGCCAAACCTTGAGCAGCAGAACAGCACAAAGTGCTGCTGTCAACCAATATGGTGCGTTTGCTGCAGTAAGTGCTGCGGCTTCCGTGTCGGGATCGTCACTAAGAACCCCAGTAGCAGCGACAAACAATATCGTTGCCGCTGTCAATATAATCTTCACGTACTTCATAGGGGCTGTGCGGTGTCTCGCTCACCGCTGCGTGTCGTTAGCACTCTCACAGCCCGTTGTATAGGATAGACTGCCATTAAGCAGTCCTTGTTTGCTGTCTTGTAACTTAACCCATACGCTCTCACCGCTAAGCGGTTCTGCTTGCTCTGGTATCTCTCGCCTCTCGCTATGAAAGTGCGTTCAGCGCGGACTTGAATAAGTGTTCCGACACTTGACCGTCACACCTTTTTGGCGGTCAATGGTGCATCGTTCGGCTGCTTACGCCTCACGGAGTGATGAACTCCGTTGTATCGTTGAATCACCGCATCAGTGCGGAGATTACTTTGCTCTTCACAAACCTTATGCCGCCCCCGAGCATTATGTGGGGAAGCATATCGTGGTGTCTGTCCACCCACGACACGGACACCTTGAGGAACTTTGCAACATCCTCACGGGTCATGAACTCCTCGTTTGCGGGAGCTACTATCTTCGCCAGCTCCTCTGCAATAAGTCTTGCTTCATTCCGTGTCATAGCCGTATTATTTTTCTCTCGTCACATAGATGTCTTTGCAGCCCCTGAACTGCGAAACTCTGAACCGAAGTCCGGTGAGTTTCTTTATTGCGGAAGCGGTCTTGCGTACGCGGTTCACATCGAAGACAGTGCCTGGCAGTACGTATTCTTTGCCAATCTCCATCAGCGATAGAGTGCTCGCCACGTCAACCTTATACTGAATTTCCGCTTTTTCCATTTTTATTTGTCTATGTGATTATTTTTATATAATATTGTGAAAAATATCCGATTTTGGTACAAATGAGTGGTCGTTCAACCAACTCACAGTGCAAAATTAAACCATTTTTTTGGTACAAACAAGCATTTATACGAAATGAATGGTTTATTTAACCTTTATTGGTTATGTGCGTGCATAATGTTAATGAAATTAAAATCAATCACAATGGAACGAAACGAAATTTTTAGAAAGTTATTGAACGATAAACATCTGACACAGAGCGACTTTATGCGCAAATCCGGCTTAACAAGAAGTACTATTAGCGACTTGTTTACAGGCCGCAGAAGAATAACAGGTGACATGGTAGAGAAATTCGCAAACGCCCTCGGAAACGATGTTTACCAATACTTTTACGGAGTTGTTGTACCCCAGATTAAGGATACTGAAAATATATCCACAGAGAACACTAATCTTCTTCCCTTTTACGATACAAATTTTGCGTGCGGAAAGACTGGCGGCTTCGACATGGTATTGGAGCAGTCCAAGCCCGACTGCATGGTTAGCGTGCCCAACATCCCACTAACCGCAGAAACGTTCGTGGTGCGAGCCTATGGCCGTTCAATGATTAACCGCAACAACCCCACACGCTCCATTCCAGAAGGCGCGATGGTCGTGCTCCGCAAGAACGTGATAAAAGAATTTCAGTGGGGTGAGGTCTACGCCCTCGCCACACCCAACGGCTGCATCATCAAGAAAATAATGCCATCGACCGAAAAGGACTGCGTGAGGTGCTTTTCGTACAACACCGAAGAGCATTATGAGCCGTTCGACATCAATGTCAGCGACATCTTCGATTCCGCAATCGTGGTCGGTGTGGTATCAGCGCACCGCTGGTGATGATACCGATTTGATACTGATATTTTATAAGTAGTCCAAAACGGACTAAACAGCAACAAGTTAAATCAATCTCAAATATTCACAATAAGGATTATCGAATTTCGCACGCATAACTCTGGTTATCAGTACAAATCACAGCAGTTCAATTTATTACACGATAAGCAAAAATCGGCAAACATTGGATTTCGTTGGCAATAATAGGCATTAGCGTGCGTTATCCTGATACCAAAATGATACCTAAAAATTATGGCAACAACAAGACTCGTATTCGACAGGAAGAAAATCGCGACACTTTCGACCGCACAGAACCCCAAGACGGGATTGGTCCAAATCGAACTGACAAGCAATGGCAAGCGGCAGTTCATCACAACTGGAGTAAAAGTCTACAAAGACCAGTGGGGAGGGCCGGCCAAGATGGTCGTGCGCTCGGCATACTCGTCAGAGTACAACGGCATCATCGTTGAGAAGATGAAGCAGGTCATCGATGCAGCAGCGGACGGAAAGCCCTTAAACCTACCCAAAAAGGTTAAAAGTATGGCGATGCTGGCGGATTGGCTGGACGAAGCGGCCGGCAAAATCGCAAATAAGCGGTCAAAGAACCGCGCCAAGGCCGTTTTTCAATACGCACGTATAATTACACGTTTTGTGAAAAATATGCGCTTAGAAGCGATTTCTCTCGCTTGGGGGCGAAAATTACAGGACAAACTATTAGATCAATACGCAAGCGGGAGCGTCCGTGGTATGATGGCATTCTTGAAACAGGCGTTAAACATGGCACTGGAAGACGGCATTATCGCAAACAACCCTCTATCGACACTGAAACTCGTTCACGCTGACTATGCGCAGCGCACAATACTCACGCAGGACGAAGTGGACGCGTTCGCCAATGTGCACACCAACAAAAAAATCACCGAAACAGCAAAGCAGTTGTTCATGTTTCAGTGCTACACTGGCCTTGCCTATGCCGACGCCATCAGCCTAACACCTCAAATGTTCTCGCACGAAAACGGAAAGGTCTACATCATTCGCACACGGCAGAAGACCGGTGTACCATACCGCATCACGCTGCTTCCACCCGCGCTCAAAATAGCCGAAGCGTTCAACTTCTCAAGCCCGCAAATCTCGATTGCCGAATACAACAAAAACATCAAAAGATTAGCAAAGCTCGCTGGCATCACCAAGAACGTTTCGTCTCACACCGCACGCCACACTTTCGCCACGTGGGCGCTACGCAACGGAGTGCCCATCGAAATCGTCTCGAAAATGCTCGGCCACACCAACATCACAACAACGCAGATCTACGCCAAAATCCTCGCGCAAGATGTCGACGCACAATTCGACAAACTCGCATCATTATGCAAAACGGAGACCCAACTTCACAGCTGAATCCCCGTTCCCCGAATCGCTGTTTACAAACGTAAACTCGAATTAAACTAAAACTTTCAAAGAAGAATAAAAATTCACTTATGCAATATTTATGCGTTTTTCGCAAAAACAATATCTTCCGTATTCTTGCCCCCCATGTTCAACCTGCTGCAAAACCAGCAAATTTCAGCCTTGCCCGTGCAGACTGGTCGTTCTTTCACCTGCTGCAACTTTTCTTCACGCGTGTAGTGCACTATATTCCTTCTTGCACCTTTCTCTGCACTTATTTCCTTTTCTTTTTTTTCTTTTCTCGTAAAGGATAATATTTAAGCCATAAGCCAGAGATTGAGCTGAGGGAAGTGGGTGAAGTTATCCCCTTACCCAAGAAGACGCTTTTGCAGCTGCTTGGATTTGGGGAAACTTTCAACCTTGCACACAAGCCGTGAGCGTATCGCTTTCGGGTTGGTTCGGTGGAGGTAGGCCGAGCGTGGCTACTCTCCTTGCGGCTCTTTGAGGACTGCTCCCTCGGTGCATGATACCGCTCTCAAGTTCATGCTGCTCAACCACCGTCATTCTCTCTCGCTTGAGTGAATGTAATCCCTCACGATTTGCACGTGATTCTTTCACTGAGCAGTTTTTCACACTACGCCGAAACGTATTCTCGCCGATAAGCACGCAGTGCGGAAAAAAAGAAGAACCCCTAAGCTGACCAACTAACTTAGAAGCCCTTCTGTCTTTCGGGGTCGCCCCCGCTTAATATCTTCATAGCCATAGTGTTGGTCGTGGCATGTCGCAAAATTAGTATACATCAAACCAAAAAACAAGTATTTTGTACGAAAATTTTGGATTATTTTTCATTGATTTGATTTTTAGGTATTTACGATTGGTGTTTTTGCACAAAAAAAGACCGCCCCGCGCTTCCCAGCGTTAAGACGGCCATAGTTTAATAAAATCAAAAACAAAGTTATTCCTTTTTCCCCACACTCATGCAGTCGTTCGCCCACGTTAACCCGAAATTAACATTTTTGCATTCGTTCGCCCACGCAACCCCAGTCGTTCAACCGCACTTGCCCAGTCGTTCGTTGGGGCAAACCCACTTCACCCAGAGTGCTCCCTCGTTTTGCCGGATGGGTGCAAAATCGTTCTGCGCGGGGTGTGGGAGCCATCGACCACCAACCCCAAAGAAGTGCGATTTTGAAGTGCTTTTGGGCGCCCTCGGTGTCGTTTTGACCGCCTGTGTGCTGTGCCGGTGGGTGGCCGGTATCATCACACCGCCTTTAAGCCGCCAAATAGGCCGTTTGGGCGCGTTTTGCATCTCTGATGTGTAGTTTATTGTATCGGATATTTTAGCGGCTTAAAACGGCTTATTTGAGGCCGTTTTTTGGCGGCCGTGGAGCAAACAGGACAAAAAAAGGACTGCAAAGCGGTTATGCCTCGCAGTCCTTTCCTCGGTACTCATAAATTCCTAATCATATTCTTCGTAATCATTTGCCATCTTTATGAATTGTCTACGTGTTTTCCGTCAAGTGGTGTACCTTTCTTAATTACATTAACTTCACCAGTGTACGGATTAATGGTCGCTGTTTGGTTTTTGTAAACTAACATAATTCTACTTTTTGAAGTTGGTCGTATTCTTGAACGGAGTGCCATCCTTATGGAAGTGCTTTCCGTTCTTCTTTATGTATTCTCTGATGTTGAGGATGTTGTAAGTCTTTTGCGTAATTTGCATAATCATTATTGGGTCTTCGGTGACGTTGACACGCCAATAGTCCCCCAAACTCGAATGCATTTCCGCAAATATTTCTTCTTGTCCGTCCTCGTTCGTAGTGCTTACTATCTTTATTGTTCTTTTGCCCATATCATACAAGCATTCTCGGAAGTCCATTCATCACAATGGCTGGACGCCACGATATATTCACCCAGTTGTAATCCTCTATCTCTTCCTCCGACTTCGGATAATCGCCCTGCCAGTCTGTGAGACAGAAGAACTCTCCATCGTTCACAATGCACGATGATACAACTTCATATCCCTCTTCTGTCGTCCCACGCCAAATGTACAACGTGGCGTCCTCTTTCAGTGGGAATTCTTTAAGAATTTCGATTTTCTCGTATTCGCTACGAGACTGCTCGTATTCAGCAGTCTGTATCATATCTTTTACATCGCAATCCGGCAAGTAGTCAAAATTCTTTTGCAGGTATTGTTTTAGTTCTTTAATCTGCTCTTCAGTAGGTTCGCACTGAGGAGCCTCAAACTCGCCATCGTTGAAGTACTCTTTCCAGTGTCCCGATGATTCAGCAGAGAAGATTATGTATTCTGCAATCGAGGTGTAATGCCCCTCGATAATATATTTCGCGTTGTCTGATACGATACTTCTCACGTATTCTTTAATGTTCTTCTTCATAATAATTTTATTTAGTTGTTAATCGTTCACTTCTATCGTGTCGAGGAATTTTCTTGTGTGCTTGTCCTCCACACGATACATTTTGATGTACTTCATCGTGCACGCTATGGAGCTATGGCCCATATACATGCAGATGCGCTCGATGCCGACACCACTCAAATAGAGCATTGTCGCAAAGGTTCTGCGGGCTGTGTGGGTCGTTACGAACTTATATTTTGGCCCTACAACTACTTTGCCTCCAATCGTAACTCGTGTTTCTGCGTCAATGCCAGCACGCTGGCACGCCTCCTTAATCGTGCTGTTATACACTCCGCCATTCATTTTGTAGAGGTTGAATTGTCCTCGCTGTATGAGTTTAACCAGTCCATCGCTTGCGGGTATTGTTATCGTTTTCTTTGTCTTCTTCGCCTTGTATACAAGGTAATTTCGGCCTCGCTGTGTAACAATATTGCTTTCATCGATGCCCAAAATATCACTCATTCGAAGTCCAGTAAGGCACGATATACAGAAGCAGTCCCGTGATGCCAACAAGTGCTTATAATGCGCTACTTGATATGGCATCGCATACTTGCTCGGTGGCGCAAACTCAAAGTTGACAAGCGTGTTAACCTCGTCTTTTGTGAGCACGCACTTCTCGCATTCCTCTGCTCGTTCTTGTAATGCCCGATAAACTCGTATCGACACATCGTGAAGTACATAAAAATCTGCAATAGCTCCTCTAACGAGTGCAAGGTAGAATGCACGTGTGTTCTGAGCGAAGTCCAAATCATTCTGCATATACTTCTTGAACTTAGTTACGTTGGTTATCGACAACGCCTCCCAATTCAGAACTCGTCCGGTGGCCATGTACCATATCGAGGCAGTTCTGTCGGCTCGCCCCTCTCCATATTTTTCTGTCAGTGAGTCCAGCACTGATACATTGAAATCATCTTGGTTCATACGCTATAAAAAGAATGTGCCAAACCAACCCTGTATAAACATTGCAACGATGAGTGCAGTCGGCCCCCAAATAAGCCCAACGATTGTGGGTATAATCATGAATATGCCAAATGCGGCAAGATAGGCCAAGCAATCTCCGCCTACATCTTTCCAGTTTATATCTATCTCGTCTGTGAATGCTTTTATTAATTCTTTCAAGAACATTTTCTGTGATATTAAAATCTCCTACCTCAAAGTTAACGAATGCTTTTGGGGTAGGAGATTGATTTACATTTATTTGCTTCCTTTTAACACTTAATTACAATCAAATATTGCAATCCGATAGCCTTTGCTTATCAACTTCTGTATGTAGAAATCAAGTTGGTCGGTCTTGATTTCATAATAATGATTTCCATTGTCGTTACACTTTACGCACGACAAGTTTGCATTAGCGGCCGCTTTCGCATCTTCATCGAAACACACATAGTCGTTCTTACACCTGTATAGTTGCAGAATGTCTGGATATTTGTCTTTGTTGGCGCTTTTTGCTGCATATGCAGTTTCTAACAGCTGCTTTTCATAATAATAGTACATATCTTGCAATGTGCTCGTCAAGTCAGTCAGACCGCCATGAAATATTTCATGGCCTCCAAGCGGATAACTGCTTTCGTTTCCGTCGTAATCGTAGCAGTTTATAAACAAACAGCCATCAGGTTTTCTCAATAGAGATGTGACCCGTTCTTCTTGGGTTGAGTCCCAACCATCACTGCTTGTTATGATGAACGCTTCATATCCATCGCGCAACTCAATCTTGTTATCTTGTTGCATTTCCTCGAACAAGAATTTAATCTCTTTTATTTCTTCTTGATGAAGCTCTTGGAGTTTGTCGTAAAAATTTGTTCTTTTCATTTTAATATTCCGTTTAAGTAAATAATTTCTTCTTGTCGCAGCTGGTAGCCAGCGTTAATTTTCTTTCTTATAACTTCTTTCGCACCAGCGATTTTAACAGCCGCTTCGTGCGCTTCGATGTTGTTGCAGTCCTTATCGAGACGCAGCAATGCCATCAGTATCTCATAAAAGGAGTCCTTATACATTGCCGCCTCGTCTGCATACAGGTCTGTTATCGCTTTGTTGCACGCCAAAATCCATTCAAAGACTTTCATCTTATCCTTTTTGAATGCGTTGCAAAACTCGTATTTGCTGTGTCCTCCACATGCCATGAAGATCTCGTGTATTCTTTCAAATTCCTTGTCGGACACTTCAGTACCTGTAAGCGTCTGATAGTCTTGTTTAGTCATTGTTTTCATTCCAAATTGTTTTCGTATTCGCTATATATGGTCGCTTTGTCGGCAACCAATGGTATGTATTTCACTTCGCCAGGCCGTGGGCGTTTATACTGCCCAATAGCCTTTTGCGCTTTTATAAGTTCTCTTTTGAGGTAGGCTCTTTCGATTAATAAGTTGCTCGCCAATCTTCGTGCAACCCTCATGCCAGTGAGCCGATATTCTTCACAAAAAACATCCTTTCTTACGCCCGAAGCTCTGTAAATTGTGCGGAGTTCGGCAAATTCTTTGTCGGTAATTTGCTCGTCCCCTGTGTGCTCAATAAAATACTTCTTAGTCAACATATTCGTCCTCGTTTTGCGGAAATGGTACACCCAGTTGCCATTCCATTGCATCATACGAGCCGTGTGTCAACTCGTCCTTTATCACCTCGAATGAGAAATCATCGTACACAGCGACAACTTCATCATCTTCTAAGTTGTCAACCGCATAAAGTATCTCTATGTACTTCTTTATTGTTTGTTCAAGCGTCCATGCATCGTTCCAGTTGTCGTCCAAATACACTGAAACAACGTTGTGGAAGTAGTCGTACAACTCGTTCGGGAATGCAAACAAGTTATAGCAATGTTCGATACGCTCGTACTTGCTATAATCGTCCCAGTCGGGGCGCGGGTGAATTGCATCGCACCACACACCTAAGTCGTTCCAATAATCTTGGCCGGCCCTGCGTGTGTACATATGCACCTCGCTGTGAATACTCTTTGCATAATCTTGGGCTTCCGACAAAGTTAAGAAGTCCGTGTAAACGTAATCACTTAAATTGGTTCTCATATCGTTTTATTTTAATGGTTTAATTACTCCATCGTTGTCGGCCCAGTTTTGTACCAAGCCACACGCTTTTGTCACATCATTCTCGGTGTAGTCCACATCGAGGTGTGGCTCCTCGATTGTGAGGTGAAGTTCTACCTCGGTTTCTTCACCACAGCCATTCCAGCTGTCCCAAAGGACAACCCAGAACTTGCCATCTAATTGCACTTTATGGCACTCTACAAAGTCTTTGGGGTTGCACATGAAGTAAATGCGCAAACCGCTGAAGATTC